GCTGATCGGCTGGTTGATTGTAATTATATTATACTTCATGTGTTACCTTGTACATTTATATTACGAATTTAATCATTACAAAGAGCTTAATGGGGCATTAATGAATGGCTTTTTGTAGAAACTGAAGCAAAAAGACAGAGGAAAGTCGGCAATGGTCGCATGTAAATAAAATCTATCGGGAGCAATAAAATGAAAGACGAAAAGAAAGAAATCAAGATCGGCGATAACGAGACTATTTTTGCCTTCAAGGTGGTGATAAAAGATTGTGATACTGAGTTTATACCGGGATTGGGAAATGGTGTTGTCGCCCTTGGTTTTGCCGGAATCGAGAACCTGACTCCGGAAAAACGCAAAACAGCAAAGTTTCGCAAGGATATATTGGATATTTCGCGCAAGGTTCTCAGAGATATAGTTGAGGTTTCTGTAACAGAGATAGCAGAGGCTGACGTTGCAATGTTAAAAGCCGAGGCTGAGAAAGAGATGGAGCGCAGAAGGGCTGCCAGCGAGGCTTCCTTTGTTAAAAAGAAGGGAAAAGAGTCTCTGGAGGATATGATTCCACCTACCGAAACAATACAATAACAGACCAGCCCTTGAAATAACCTGTGATTTGATACTTTTTTGGAAAATGACAAAATTTTAAAAACTCAACAATAAGATCAGGGGGCAATTATGGAGAGCCAGGAAATCTTAACAATGAGGGCAATAGCGTGGGAAAAAGCAAAATGTGAACTTAACTCTTATCTTCAAACCTTTTGGCCTAGCTATAATAGAAGCGGTGGGGAAATAGACAACGGGTTCAAGGAGTCCGAGAAGAAAATCAAAGCGTTTATTGATGACTTTGAAGGGTGGTGCAGATAATGAAAGGCGCGAAAAGAAAGCTAATGGGCTTCTCAGCAGTCTGCCGATGCGGGGTTGTAGTCGGTCACTGTGATTATAAACGCGCCGACCGCAAAAGGGCTGGAGAGCTTCTTCAACAATGGCTATCCAGTAACTATACCATCGAACCTAAATTTGATAGTAGCCGGGTTTCCACAACAACTAATTGTTTTTGTGAAAAAAAATAAATTCGCTCGCTTTCTTGACAACCTAGCTAGTTATGTTATATTATAAGGCATAGGATAAAGATATAAAGGGGGTGGAAAATGGAACTGGAATGGAAAGCTTATAGGAATGGTAAATTTATCCATGCTTGCGGTATTGAGTCCAACTTAATAGAAGTTTTTGGGACTAAAGCCGATTTTGTTGAATTGACGCTTGGAGACAGAACTCTGCGAATTTATCGAGAAGAGCTTGGCGACAGATTACTGGAGCGTTTTAATGGCTGTGTCGTGTAAAATCAAACTGCAAAAATTACTCGAAGGTTTAACAAAAGCGGAGCTTAAAACGCTCCGCTCTATAATTAATGGCAAGTTAAGCAGGAGGACTATTACGTCTGAGCAACAAGCTAAAATGCAGGAAGGGAGAAAGCGGGGATGGAAGTAATTATTAATGGAGTTGAGTATGTTCCAGTGAAAAAGCGTGAAGAATTTGAACTTGAGGCCATTATAAAAAAAATACACAGAGATGTTCTTGGTTCTCTTGTTGAAAACGAATACAAGAAAACATGCCGGTCTAAAACACAAGCGCCAGATCTAAAAGAAAAAGATCATTATAAATATGATATCGAATACAAAACCTTGCCAAACAATTCCGGTTATGCTGAGTTAAAAGAGGTAGCCTTAGCATTAAGGGCATATATTGACTCGATCCCGCGTGGGGTGTCTTTTGATTTGATGCCGGGGGTTGACAGGGATTGTGGTGATGATATGAAGGCTAGAGAATTAATAAAAAGAGCGCTTGTTGGTGCAGTAAATTACGAAGAATCTTTCATAGATTCGATGCCGGATGAGTACCATTTGTCTGAATCTAACAAGAAAGTAATGGCAGAGACTGAAAAACTCATCTCTGAGTACAGGAAGTATTACGAGAAAAGATTTGGAGAAAAACTTTACAGTAACATAAGAGGCTAACGACCGAATAACCGGCAAGCCGAGAGCTTGCCTTACACCCGGACGTTGTTCTTGTCCGGTTAATTTTATGGTTATAATTCTGGAGGTTATTAATGGTAGAGCGTGATATTAATAAGAGATGGGAAGAAGGTATTGAGCACCACGCAAAGAGCGTAGAACTGATGGACGCTTTAATGGAAATTGATTTTAATTACTGTGACGACCACTTTTGCTGGAAAAAAGGTGGTGACGGTGACAATGGCGAAGCGCTGATGTACGAAATGGATATTTACTTTGAATGCCTTGATGTTGGAGAAGAAATATAACGACCGAGCGCAGCCGCCCAGGGCCGACCATGGTGGCTGAAAATCTCGCTCGTTCCCTGGTCGGCTGACGCGGCTGGTTATCTTTTTATGGGGAAAAGCATGAAACATACGTCGATGAGAGATTCAAAACCACCAAATATTGATAATGATTGGGTGTTTTGCTGCAAAACTCCAAATGGTGGTAAAGAGTTTTATAACGAAAAAACGAAACAGCTTGCTGTTATATACCAGCATTCTGTTAAAATATTCACTGGACTTATTAATTCTAATAAAGCCCAAAAGTTCCCATTTCCGATAGATTTTAATGAGTGTCGTTATTACAGAAGATAACGATTGAGTGCAGCGGACCATTAGAGGATAGCAAGAGAGCGGAGAACAGGAAATGACAGAAAACAGCGTCCAAACAGACACTATGAATGTTCCGCTGACACGCCTTGTTGGGCGCGTTTTAGACCCATGCTGCGGAACAAAAATGATGTGGTTTGACAAGGACCACCCCGACGTAGTTTTTGGAGATCAGCGCAGCGAGACAATCACTGTTACTGACAGGTCACATGGAAAAATGGACGGGACCAGGACGATCAGGATTGAGCCGGATACGTTACTTGACTTCCGGGATCTGCCGTATCCGGATAACAGTTTTCGGTTGGTAGCATTCGACCCTCCGCACCTGGAGCGAGCTGGAAATAAAAGCTGGCTTGCGGCCAAGTATGGGAAGCTGTCAAGCAACTGGCGTGATGATCTTCGCCAGGGGTTTATTGAGTGTTTCAGGGTGCTGGAACCAGAAGGCATCATGGTGTTCAAATGGAATGAAACTCAAGTAAAGGTCGGTGAGGTCTTGAAACTGGTTCCTCAGCGGCCACTTTTCGGCCAGGTGTCCGGAAGAAATGGATTGACTCACTGGATGGTATTTATGAAAGCGGCCGCGTAGTCCGTCCAACGATTGAGGGTAAGGCGGCCAGCCTAAAAAATACCCTTGAAAAACCGGCAGGTCTTCTGGTCGCCTTGACCTGCTTGTTAAGCACGCTTTCCCTGATTTAACGGAGAATTTGCCATGATTGCGAAACCAATACTTTTTAATACTGCCATGGTTAAAGCTTTGCTGGCTGGCAGGAAAATACAAACTAGAAGGCCGGTTAAGGATCAAGATCCTTTTGATGATTTTGAAGAGTTGCCGCCGCTTGATGCGGTGCACCAAAGCATGTTCCAGGCTGATTATCTTTGGGTGAGAGAAACTTTTTTCGATGCAGAGCGGTTTCTTTCTGCTCCAGCTTTTCAACAGCTCAACAGTCGTTTTGTCTATAAGGCTGATGGAACTTTTATAGGCTGCCACAAATGGAAACCATCAATTCATATGCCACGAAAAGTTTCAAGAATTACCCTAGCAGTTAAATATTATAATGTTGTTCGCCTTCATAAAATAACGGAAGCAGACGCAAAGCAGGAAGGGGCTTTCTTCGTAGATTACGGAAAAAACAAATATGGGAATCAACGTCCAGGATGGCACATGTTGCCTGAAGTGGTGAACATGGGCTCAGACCATTGTTTGAATTCTGCTCGTTGGGCTTTTGCCAATCTGTGGAATAAGATTTATGGACAGACATTCCCCTGGGATAGCAATCCCTGGGTGCATGTCTGCGTGTTCGATGTGATTCATAAAAATATTGATGAAGTTCTGGTGGCCTCAAAAGCTGCTTAACAGTTGTTTTAACCGGCCAGCCACCGGACTTATTAAATAAAATCGGAACCGTTATTCTGGTCCGGCTGAAAACTTGGTTATCTGACATGAGCGTTGAATATAATTTAGTATGTCATAAGCATAAAGAACAGGTTTGGGTTTGCTCTGATGGGATAAGTGGCCCTATGCTGCAATGTGGATGGGAAGCTGCTGGTTTTATGATTACCCACAGGGATTGTGATCTTAACGTGATTGACGAGAATGATGACTCGTGTGAAGATTATAAACAGTGGGAAAAAGGAAGCTGGAAAGAGCTTCTCAATTATTCCAGATAACGCCGAAATCACCGGCGCGTAGCGTCTGTATGAATTGGTTGGTTGTGGCTGTGTCAGAACACCAATAAAATAAAGAGGCGGTAAAAATGGCTATAAAATTACAAAAAATGGCTGAAAAACTAAACGAAGATTTCAGGGATAAGGTTGTCGAAGAAATGCGAGATAGATTCGGCATTGAAGTAGAAAACAATTTTAACATTGTTGACATGAAATTTTATACATCGCGCATTGATGGGGAAGATTTTACCCCTTCACAGCGCATCTACCTGGAGGCGTATTCAAAAGGTTTTGGTGAAGCTATGAGCATTGTTCGCGCTGGTTTATAGCAAAAAGCTAATAACAAGACTTGCTGGAATAAGGGCAGCGACTGAACCTGTGAATATGTAAGCAAAGGAGATTCTTTAAAACAGAAAAACGGTTGACCGGTTGTCAATTAACATAAAATCTTGTAAACACTCAAAATAAATTTCCTTGCCATATTTGTTAAAATATGTTATGGGGAGATATGGGAGAAATAAAGGCAACAATAACCACATGCGAAATACAAGCACAAAAAACTCTTGATCGTCTAAAACGAAGAAGGGAGTCAGGAAAAATATTGGTAGAGTATTCATTTAAAGATGGTGGGATAAGGAGTTTCCGAATAAAGAAACTGGTTGACTTAGACATATAGCGGCTTGACTTATCCTCCGCAAGGACTGATAAACTCACCCGATTCTGGCAGTAATCATACTGCTGGTTTCGGGTTTTTTATTTTGTAGCAAATATTATGGGAAAAACATATAGAAGAGTGGTAAGGAGCAAGCCCTCTACTAGCAAGGTGCAAAAACTCATTTTAAAAAAACGAGACAGGATCAAAGGGAAGAGGATTGAGAGGGCCGCGTACATTGATCCTGAAGGAATCGAGGGAAGGTTTTCAGGTGAATAAGGCTAAAAAGAAAAACACCTGTTTTGCGAGAGGGGCTAAAGATAGCCGGGAACGCATGGTTGCGGCCATCAATTCTTCCCAGGATGATTTATTTCTCGACGGTAATGGAAGAGTTGTTGTGACCGGTAAAACATGCAGCGGGGAAAGAATTTATCTTGGCGAGGTATCAGAGACATTGCTTTGCCGAAAAGACATTGATCCAATCTCCCTGATAAACAAGGTACGGTTTCACACAAATATGGCATTCACCCAAGTGACTTATGAAGCATGACCTTGTCATCCTAATGGATAACCTGACCATCTTCTCAGCTCATCATAATTTTGGTGATCGGGAAGCAGGATATGACGACTCGTTTGACAACGCATGTAGAAATTGTGGTATCAGGCAATCAGAGGTTGATTTGTCCGAGCCTTGTTTTCCCGACAGGGAGAAGGTAGGAATGTTTAGGCACTAATGGTAAAGAAAAAGCTAACAAACAAACAAAAGCAATTTGTTAATGAGTATCTTGTAGATTTAAATGGTACTCAAGCCGCTATTCGGGCCGGGTATTCGAAAAGCACGGCTGGAGTGATAGCTTCTGAAAACTTAAAGAAACCTTATATTCAGGAAGCTATTGCCAAAGCTGTTGAGAATAGGGCAAGAAGAACTTTGATCACCCAGGATCGGGTTTTAAAGGAACTAGCCAGATTAGCCTTTTTTGATGTCCGCCAGCTATATGATGAATCGGGCAATCTCATCCCGGTACATCAGCTTCCGGAAGAAGTCGCTGCAGCTATAGGTGGATTAGATGTTGTTACAGAGACAACAAAGGATTTGATTAAGACCGCAACAACGAAAATAAAGCTAATTGATAAAAAGGGATCTCTTGAATTGATTGGTCGCCATTTAAAGATGTTTGTAGATCGGCAATTGCATGAAGGTGAAGTTAATTTTAACACAAAGAATATGGACCCACGCTTAACTGAAATGATTCAAGCGGTGGAGGAATCCATACGAGAAGATGTTGAGCAGTCGTCAAAAGAGAAATAACAGCTACGCTGAGATTATCCGCGAGGCTGAACTTCTTGGCGAAGATCAGTTATGCATGGTTTTAGCCGACCTATGCAAAAAGGATTTGTTCTATCTGCTTACAAAGGTAATAGGTAGGGTAGATATTGATTGCGATTGGTTGTTTGATCGCTGTAACGAGGTTCAACTAGAACCAGATGGATACTTAGACTTATGGGCAAGAGAGCATTACAAATCAACCATCATAACATTCGGAAAAACCATCCAGGATATTCTCATAGATCCTGAAATCACAGTTGGGATCTTCTCTCATACCAAGCCAATCGCCAGAGCCTTCCTTAAACAAATCAAGAACGAGTTTGAGATTAACGAAAAATTAAAGTACCTCTTCCCTGATATCTTGTACAGCGAGCCGAAAAAAGAGGCGTTGAGCTGGAGTGAAGAGAAAGGGATAATTGTTAAGAGAAAGAGCAATCCAAAAGAGGCTACAGTTGAAGCGTATGGCCTAGTTGATGGGCAGCCCACATCGAAGCATTACAAGCTTATGGTTTATGATGATGTTGTTACTATAGAGTCAGTGACAACTCCCGAGATGATGGAGAAGGTGGTTAACGCGTGGGCCATTTCAACAAACCTTGGCGCAGAAGGTGGCCGGGTGAGGTATATCGGTACCCGGTACCATTACAATGATGCGTACAAAACCATTCTCAAACGAAAGAGCGCTGTTGAGAGGCGTTATCCGGGAACGGAAGACGGTAGGCCGAACGGTAAACCGGTACTTTGGCATCAGGAAACCATGGACAAGAAGCGGAGAGATATGGGTTCGTTTGTCTTTTCGTGTCAAATCCTGCAAGATCCGAAAGCTGATAATGTCATTGGATTCAAATCGTCTGATTTGAGGTACTACACAAGGCCGCCAGAGTATTATATGATCAACTTCTATATCTTGGTAGACCCTGCCAACGAAAAGCGAAAGAAGAGCGATTATACGGCAATGTGGGTGATTGGGCTTGGCACAGATAGAAATTACTATGTCTTCGAAATGGTTCGTGACCGCCTTGGCCTGACAGAGCGCACCAATCTTTTAATGCAGTTTCATCAAGAATACCTCCCGGTAGACGTGGCGTATGAGCAATACGGGATGCAGTCCGATATAGCTCATATTGAATATGTCCAGGAACAAAGGAACTACAGATTTAATATTGTCGCTGTTGGTGGAAACCAATCAAAGCATGACAGGATATGTAAATTAATCCCTATTACCGAGTCAAACCGTCTCTGGTTGCCACGGCACCATTATAGGACCAATTACGAGGGGAAAAGAGAGGACTTAGTTGAAGTGTTCGTAAAGGAAGAGCTGGAAGCATTTCCCGTGCTGTCCCACGACGATTTGCTTGATGGGCTGGCAAGAATAAAAGACCCCGACCTTTGCGCTACTTTCCCCAAACCTCAGCAATACCAATCACCAATGAATGTAAGCGCAGGATATGGAAGATACTAGCTATTACGAAGAAGATCAGGAACGGCGAAGCTCTATGGAAATTGAGCAAGCTCTTGATGTTTTCGGCAGAGAAATAGAGAGAAAGGCCGAAGAGGCTGAACGTGATCGTAAACCTATCGAAGACGGATGGGTGGAAGATCTGCGCCAGCTAAAGGGGTTGCTGTCTGCAGAGGAACAGGCGAACATTGAAGACAATGACTCCGAGATAGTTTTTAATATAACACGAAACAAGACGGAAGGCGCTTATTCCAGAATAGCCGGGATGCTGTTTCAGTCCGATAAGAACTGGGGATTATCACCTACAAAAAATGCAGAGATCCCCGGTTTTCAGGCACAATCACAAATTCAACAGCAAGGCCAACCGCAACAATCAATCCCTCCCGAGCAATCGTCACTTTCCAAGGAAGAAGAAGAGCAGAGGGAAGCAGAGAAGAGGGCCGAGTTAATGTCTGTTGAAATTGAAGATCAGCTTGGCGAATGCGATTACGAGAATATCGGGAGAAAAACCATTAGATCCGCCTGTATCTATGGAACAGGAATAATTAAAGGTCCGATAATTCAAACAAAGAAACATAAAAAATGGAGAAAGATTGCAGATGAAGACGGTAATGTAGCTCGTGTTCTTGAGATTACCTATGAAGACAAGCCGGTAGTAGAAGCTGTCCCGATATGGAATTACTTTCCGGACCTGTCCGCGACAAACAGGGAAGATTGCAGCTTTGAAATTCAGCGCCATTTCATGACCAGGAAGAAAATGTTCGGCCTGCTGGAACGGGATGACTTCATAGAATCGCAGGTAATAAGAGTATTAAAGACACAACCTTCAAGCACACCGCCTTCTTACCTGAGCCAGCTACGCCAGATGGCCGGGTATTCTCAAGCCATAGAAGAGAACCAATACCTAGTATGGGAATATCACGGTCCTGTTGACGTGGAAGACTTAGCTCTTTGCGGATGCGAAGTAGAAGATTCTACAGGATTAATGCCTGAGATTGACGCTATTATATGGGTATGCCAAGGCATCGTAATAAAGGCTTCTCTAAACCCCATGGATACGCAGGATAGGCCGTATTCAGTGTTCTGTTATGAAAGAGATGATTCATGTATTTTTGGCGAAGGGGTACCAAGGCTAATTAAAAATCCGCAAAGTACTGTCAGCTCATGCTGGCGTAAAATAAACGACAATTCCGGGCTTGCTGTTGGACCCCAAACAGTCATTGACGATTCTATTATTGAGCCGGTTCCAGTTAATGGCGTTATCAGTTGGGAACTAACTTCAAAAAAGATGTGGCGCAAGAAGAATCCGGCCAAGGATATCAGGGCGGCGTTTCATCAATTTCCTATTGACTCCCATTTAGGCGAATTGCAATCTATCCTGACCATGGCACGACAATTTGCCGATGAAGAGACCATGCTCCCTTTAATAGCTCAAGGAGAACAAGCCTCACATATCACGCAAACAGCTCATGGCATGGAGATCCTGATGAACTCCGCAAACGATATGATGCGCCGGGTTGTTAAGGACTGGGATGATAATGTAACAATTCCATTGATTACGCGCTTTTATGATTGGAATATGCAATTTTCAGAGCGCGAGGAAGCTAAAGGAGACATGGTCCCGGAAGCAAAGGGAACGAGCGCACTTCTCTTGAAAGAGACACAGGCCAAAAATATGCTCAACTTTTTACAGATTGGTGTTAATACCCCATTGGCATCTATGACCAAGTGGAAAGAAGTCGGTCATGAGTTGGCTAAGTCAATGCAAATTGATCCCGGCAAGATATTGTTGTCCGACCAGGAGCTTAAAGAGTTGCAACAGCAATCACAGGGCAAGGATGATATAGATCAGCTTGAAGCGGCTAAAATAACCATAGAGCAACAAAAACTTGAACTCATGGCCGCACAACATCAAGAGAAGATGGCAAGTGCTGAGAAAGATCGTCAAGTTAAAATGGCTGTTGCCGAATACAGTTTAAGAGAGAAGATGATAGAGCTTTCCGCGCAGGAAAATCTAACCATGGCGCAATTAGAGAATCGCTTGAAAGAGATAGAGGCAAACACCATTAGTAAAGAACATTTACTTGCTCAAGAGGCCAAGATAGCTATGACGAAGAGACCTGAGCAAAAAGGGTTGTAATGATAGATACACATTGTGAAACATGGAAAGAGGTAAAGGAGCTTGCAGAATCAAGCCTTGCTGTTGATCGCGAGTTTCTTGAAAATCCAGATTATACGGATCATGATCAGAACATGATTTTAAAAGGCCGGATAAGTCTAGCAAAAGAGATTTTATTCCTGCCGAAAAAGAAACCTATTGCCGTTATCAATAAGGAGTAACCGCATGGCAGAAGAAAAATTAGAACTCGCACAACAGGAACAGGCGCAAGTAGAAGAAGAGCAGGATATTGAATTTGAAGAATCTTTCAAAGAATTTTCGAAAAAACGTAGTCAAGGTGTCTTTGCCGGGGAATCGGAGGAACAGGAACAAAGGGAAGAACAGGAGGCCGCCGGAACAGGTAAGGTGGAGGGCGAAGAGGAAGAGCGGGGAGAATCCGGTAGCAAGGAAACAGGTGAGCAGATACTAGACGATATCAAAGACATTGATATAGATGCTATTCTTGCTGAGAACCAGCAGCTTAAACACAAAGCCCGGTCAGCGGAAGGCAGGGTCTCGGCTTACCAGAAAAAGATAAACGAGCAAGCTGAAAAAATAGCGCAAATACGTCTACCTGAACAAGATGATCAGGATGATGAAGAATGGCAGGATATTAAAGACACATTTCCGGAAATAGCGGAGGCTTTTGAAAAAAAACTGTCCCGGATGCGCGTACAAATTGAAAAGAACGTAGCGGCTGAAGTCAGCAAGACAGTGGCCCCTATTTTATCCGAAGCCGAACAGAGAAGGGTTGAGGAACAAACAAGCAGAGAAACCAGGGAACTCGAAGCATTGGAAAAAGTTTACCCCGATTGGCGTAAAGATGTTAGTTCAGATGCTTTTGAGGAATGGTTCTTGGATCAGTCTGCAGGTGTCCGAAGGTTATTTGAATCCGATGATAGCAGAGACGCTGTTGCTTTACTGGGTTTATACCATGGACAAAGCCAGCCGACTAAAAAAGCAGGAAAAGAAGAAGTTGCCGCCGTAATAGAGAAGCGAAATAAACAACTCAAGCAAGGCCGCACGTTGGAAACCAAAGCTCACGGACAACGCATTGATACCAATGATGGAGACTTTGAAACGGAATTCAAGGCGTTTTCCAAACAAAGAGACAAGCGAAAGGCAGAACGTGGTGGTTATAACTACTTCTAGTCTTCGCTAGGAGAAAATTATTATGGCAACAACTAAATATGGGGATATCAGTCAGCGCACGGCGGCGTGGGCTGCAGATGAAATGCTGGATCATGCAGAACCGATTTTGGTTCTGTCTAAGTTTGGCCTGACAAAGCCAATTCCTAAAAATAAAGCAGAGGGGGTAAAATTTCGTAGGCCGGTTCCTTATACTGTGTCCACAGTGCCGTTGATTGAGGGGGTAACTCCTACAGAGCAGCAGATCCAATACGAAGATGTTCCTGCCACTCTTGAACAGTATGGCGAGGTAACAATTATTACGGATAAGGTAGCCGACCTTGCTGAAGACCCGGTTCTTGCTGATGCATCTGAGTTGTCCGGTGAGCAAGCTGCGGAGACTATCGAAATGATTATTTACGGCGTGATAAAAGCCGGAACTAATGTAATTTATTGTTCCGGAGCCGCTGGTCGTAGCTCTACCAATGCAGCAATTGCTCTTGACGATATAAGGCTTGCTGTGAGAAATCTGAAAGCGCAAAGGGCTCGCCCTGTAACCAAGATGATGTCCGGTAGTACGGATTACGCAACTCAACCCATAGAGGGCGGTTTTATCGGATTTGGTCATACCGACCTTGAAGCTGATATTCGCGCCTTAACAGGTTTCACTCCTGTAGCCAAGTACGGTAGTCGCAAGCCATTGGTCCCAGAGGAAATCGGAAGTGTTGAAAACGTTCGGTTTATCCTTACACCGTTAATGGTACCATGGGCTGATGCCGGTGGAGCAACTACGACAATGGTTACAACAACCGGGTCGAATGCCGATGTTTATCCTTTGATTATCATTGGCAAGAACTGTTTTGGTCAGGTACCTTTGAAGGGAGCAGGTGCGATAACCCCTATAGTTCTAAATCCCTCTCCCAGTAAATCCGATCCCCTTGGGCAACGTGGCTACGTTTCCTGGAAAGCATATTTTACTGCAGTTGTTTTGAACGAGTCATGGATGGTTCGGATCGAGACAAACGCAACAGACTTGACCTAGTGTTGATAGGGAGGCTTAATGTCTCCCTATTTTAGTAAGGAGAAAGATTATGAACAAAACGTTAAATGATGTTTATGGCCTGAGTTGCAACTTCGGGAATCCCACTATTCTTGAGGGTACCAACGCGGCCACGATAAAAACCACTGTTGCCACCAATTACTGTATTGATGGCTTCATGTATACAAAGGCGATAACAGATAATATTGCCATGACCGCGTGTGCGCAACAGGCGGCTAATACCACCTGTCTGTACCTGATTTCCATCAATGCAGCCGGGACGGTAAAGATAACTAAGGGTACAGAGGTTCTTACCGCTGACTTGTCCGCCGGTGACGCATATCTCAAGCTCCCCGAACCTTCAAGTGGCTATATCCCTATTGCTAACATGCGGATTGTGCTTGGCGCTACTACCTTTACAAGTGGGACCACGGATCTTGGCGCTGCAAATGTAACCGAAACCTTTCAATCAATGGCAACAATGCCAGCAGACGTAATTTCATCTTAGGAGTTAAAACATGACCACTTCCACTTTCGATCCGGAAATTGCTACCCGTGACGAACTCACAAGGTACTATACCGAAGAAATGGGCCTTCGTATGCCGCCGACAATCCGTGACGAAACTTTGCGTTCAAGGATAGCGGAGCATATTGAAAAAATTGCAGCCCCGGAGCCGATCTTAGTACCCCGTAAAATGAAGGATTTTCCTAAATACCGGGTAATTATTGCAGAGGACAAGCACGGGCCTAATCCTGTTCAAATTGGTATAAACGGAACAATTTTTGCGGTTAAGAGAGGGGTCGAAGTGCATCTTCCTGAGCCGTATCTGAAGGTTCTGGAACAGGCTGTTCAAACACTGTACGATCCTAAAACTATGGAGACGAGGCACGTTCACGCCTATCCCTTCCAGGTTTTGGGGAAAGTCGAATAAGGAGTAATCAGCTAATGGGAAAAACTGTCAACGAACCAAGAGGTATTCGTTGTTGCTATGCCCCTGCCAATATATACGAGGGCAGTAATGCCGGGACAATAAAAATAACCGATGCAATTGTATACACTATCGGTGGACTGTCTTACGCAAAGGCGGCAACGGACAATATAGCCATGACAGCAGCAGTCGCACAGGCAGCGCTTACGTCATGTGTTTATCTAGTAACGATTAACGCGGCTGGAACAGTCGCAACAGTAAAAAGCAACGTGGTTTTAACGGCTGATCTTGTGGCCGGTGATGCCATTATCGAGTGGCCTACCCCGGCAGACGGTTATGCAGTAATTGGCGCTATTCTTGTTCAAACTGCAGCAGCAACAACGTTCACTGCGGGTACCACGGATCTCGGAGCCTCTGGTATTACAGACAAGTATGTAAGTCTAGCAACCTTGCCCGGGAGCCTGGAAGTTGACACAACAAAGTTCAGTGGTGTGTCTCCTACTCCTAGCGCTTCTGCCAGTGCGTCTGCCAGTGCGTCTGTATCCCCATCCCCATCTCCATCTTAATAGGTGAGCAATGAACTTCTTAACGTTGGCGCAAATGGTTTGTCAGGAATCGGGAATTTCTGAAACAGGGCCATCAACCACAAAGGGCCAGACTGGTATTTATGGTCTGGTTGTCAAGTGGGTGAACCAATCTTGGATTGAGATCCAAAATGAATATGATTGGCCTTGGATGCGCAAGACAAAGGAGTTTACCTTAGTCGATGGTCAACAGGCATATACCCCGGTTGGCTTAAACCTTACCGGGGTATTGAAGACCTGGAAGTTGGATACAATCAAAATCTATCAGACATCCATCGGAGTTACTACTGAAAAGTATTTGACCCCGATGGATTACGATGACCTGATAAAATCATACAACATTGGAAGTCAGCCGGAAAACAGGCCAATTTCAGTAGCACAAAAAACAGACCCCGATGGTGATGTTTTGTATTTTGGTCCAGTTCCAGACCAATCATACACAGCGCATGGTGATTATTTTGAACGACCGTCTGAATTGTCCGAAGATGGCGATGTCCCGGAAATGCCTGAGCGTTTTCATGTCTTGATAGTGGACAAGGCATTGATCAAATATGGGCGTTATGACAATGCTATGGAAATATATGAAATATCAAAAGAAAACTACCGGGAGTTATTTGAAGATTTATGGTCTCAGTACGGTCCTAAGATATCTCTTGGAAAATCCCCTATATCATGACGATAAAACAAGGATTGACAAGAACTGAGTTTTTCCCGCTGGAGGGTGGGCTTGATCTAGCCAATAGTCCACTGGTTATGTCTCCCGGATCAATGGTGGATGGTAGGAATTATGAAATTGCCCCAAGAGGATATAGAAGGATAGGCGGATACGAGCGCTTTGATGGTCAAACAAAGCCCAGTGAAGCCGGATATGTAATCATTAATTACACTAACGGAGCAAATATATTTACCGGTGAAATTGTTGTTGATAGCGTCACAGGGGCCACGGGAATAGCACTACAAGATGCCTATACCGAGGGGAGCAGTAGCGGGTCGGAAGAGCCAGCCGGAGCATTAACAGATGGAGTGGAGACGCTAACAGATGGGCCTGAGACCTTAACCGATGGGACAACAGTAGTAACAGGCGGCGGAGATGGAACTGTAGTGCTTCTTATAACCAGTTCCGTAAATTTTGCTGTTGGCAGCGATCTCTTGGTTAGCAGTATATCGCGTGGAACTACTGAAACTGTAAGCTTGACAGCGTCAAGCGCTACCCTTGATAGTACCTATAAAGCCTTAGCTGAAGCAGCAGCAAGAACCAATATCACTGCTGTTCCAGGTGCCGGATCAGTTCTAGGTGTATGGCTGTATAAAGACACAGTGTATGCATTTAGAAACAACAGCACAAATACAAGATGTTATATGCACAAGAGCAGCTCTTCCGGTTGGCAGACGGTTATTACCCCTCCCCTTGAACCTAATGGCAAATACAGATTTATTAATTATAACTTTGGGGGTCATTCGGGAAAGTTAAAGATGTACGGTTGTGATGGTGTTAACCGTGCCTTTGAGTTTTCGATAGACGAGGGGTACGTTCCGATAAACACGGGAATGGAAAACGATTCCCCAAACGTTATTGCAGCGCATCATAATTATCTGTTTTTGGGCTTTAAGGGCGGCAGCATACAACACTCAAGTGTAGGCGAACCACTTGAATGGAGCGCTATTACTGGCGCTGCAGAGCTATCTGTTGGCGATGAAATAACAGACTTCTTGCCGGTTCCCGGTGGAAGCATGATTATATGGACAAAAAACACCCTGAGCGTTCTTTACGGCTCCAGCTCAAATATCACAAGCCCCAATCTCTGGCAATTGAAAAAGCTTTCCGCCGATGCCGGTGGTGTCGCGAAAACAGCCGCAATAACAATGGCTCCAATCTTCTTATCTGATACCGGGATATCTGTTGTTTCAACATCTGACACCTTCGGAGATTTTCAGGCAAATACTCTCAGCCAAAAAGTACAAAGCCTAATTGATAGTTACAGAGACTTGGTAATTGGATCTTTCGTCTTGCGCGCCAAGAATCAATACCAGCTTGTTTTCAGTAATGGTGAAGCTCTTGTTATGACCTTTGCAGGAGATAAGATCAAAGGTTTCACCGCAAACGATTACGGGATTCCTATTCGTTGCGTTTCCGGCACAAGTAGAAGCGATGAAGAAAACGATGTGTTGGAAGATGAGGTTTATTTTGGTTCTGATAACGGGTATGTTTATCAAATAAATTCCGGCTTCACCTTCGATGGCGTGGCTATATCGGCTTATTTTATTCTTCCCCATTTTCATGCCAAGTCTCTACGATATAAAAAGAGATGGAGAAAGGCAATAATAGAGGCCGAAACTGATTCTGGCGGCGCTGTATTGTTTGGTTTCAAGCCGGATTTTCAAATGTATTCCGCTATTCCGGAATCATCAAGCAGTTCAATAAGCAGAAGCATTTCAGGTGGGATATGGGATAGGTCGAACTGGGATGAATTTTATTGGTCAACCGACTTATCAATTCAATCAAGATATTTGGAAATAAGAATTAACGGGGTGTCTCCCGGAATTTCCGGACAAATTTTTTCCAAGGATACGAATGACGAAAGCCACACGGTTATATCAATGATATATCAGTATGACATGAGAGGGCTTATTAAATGATTAGGAATTTTACTTTGTTTTTTCTATTGGTCGCCACCCAGTGTTTTGCTACTTCCGGGAGCAATAACTATTTTAACAGTGCCTCTGACTTGGTTGCCGGGACCAAAGCAAGGGCGGTTGATATCAATACACGGGTAGATGCCATTGCTACCGGTTTTGATAAACTGCCAGCCCCTCATAGCAACGCTCCAACTGAAAAGGGCTTCAACGAGCTTTTTGAAATCCTTAATGGTGCTAACGCGGAAAACCCTGTTGCGGTACAACAAATTCAAAAAAACTCATTGACATACGCTGCTGATACCGGAACTCCCAATAATTATGTCGTAACCCTTACCCCGGCTATAACATCTTATACGGCTGGCTTGGTTGTGTGGTTTGTTCCTAAATACAGTAACACTGGAACGAGTTATTTGAATGTAAACGGACTGGGAGCTAAGTCGATCAAATACGCCGATGATGGTGATATTGGAGCAGGTGAAATTTTTTCCGGGGGTGCTGCATGTGTCATGTATGATGGCAGTGTTTTTCGACTTATCTCAGCCCCGGCGCGTTTAACAACGAGAGCGGAGACAGCGGCGGATGAAGCGGAGGCTGCTGTAGCTTCGATTAATCAGTTTATAACTTCCAATACAACCTTTTATGTAGCGACCACTGGGAACGATACCACAGGAACAGGCACGTCAATTAATCCATGGTATAGCCTTAAAAAAGCATTCGATTTTTTAAAGAACAAAATAATATCCACAGATGCTTTAGTAACTATCAGTGTTGGGTCCGGTTCATATACAGGGCTTGAAAAAGTAGAGATTTATCACCCGAACGCAAATCGCATTAATATTTTAGGAAGTGGCGACAATTATGTAACAATGAACTACACAGGACACGGGATAGAAATTATAGGGGTGTCCTTGGACGGAATAAGCGGGATAAAATTTGTTGGTCCGGGTGCTATATCGGGTTATTCCGGAATTAAAGTTGTGGATAACGGCCACGTTTTCTTGACTGATGTTACGGTTTCGAGCTTTCAATACGGAATACGGGCTGATGGAATGTCGAACATTGATAGCAATGCAATATTCCCTGTTACTGTAAACAATTGTTCTACAGGTGTTTCGGGTGATGGAAGATCAAACATCAGTTTAAGCGATGCGGTAATTAATCTAAATTCCGTAACCGGGAGCGTTGGAGCTATTGCCTCTGAAGGCTCTTACATTAGTGTTCAAAGTGGCACGATATCTAACACGGCATCTTATAATTTATTTGCACAAACCAAGGGTTTTATTTATGCGGTTGGCGCTACTTTTTCAACAAGCTCCCCGACTAAAACGACAAGCTATACTGGAACTATAAATTACAGTGTAAGCGGCGGGGTGATACTAGGATCGCCGTAAATATAATACGAAATGAACTTTAAAAAACATAAAGTACATTTTTTGAAAATATCGCTGTTAATGTTTTCAATATACATCATCGGTTGCATTGCAATCATTCATTGTGTTTGAAGAAGAAAATAAATACGGTCCTCCGGAAAAAAGGAAATACGTGATGATAAACGTCACAAAAATAATCAGATGGTTTAAGAAGAAGAGGGCTAAAAATGCAGGTAAAAAACACGGTTTTATTGAATCTGGCGATCCCCTTTATCGTGGATATTATTCAAGACATGATAACCACGGAAAACGTGGTGAAAGTAAAGAATGAGATAACAGGTTATCTTCAAGAAAAGACAGGAGAAACTACAAACAAGATTGACGACGAAATTATAAAGTTTATCCTGGAAGAAATATCCAGAAACAAGGATCGTTACAAAGACAAGTTCTTTGATATGATCGATGAATATGTCCTTGACTCAAGAACTAAATATGACGACAGGGTTGTACTTCCGATCACAAAAAAGTTAAGGGTCGCTATTTCCGATATCAATAACTAACAGGTGCCTACATGCAGATGTTCAAAGATCCGTCTGGGAAAACATCGGAAACACGAATAACAAAACAGGTAGTCACCTTTACTTTCATGGCGGTTTGGGCATGGTTGTCTGTCCAGAAAGGGGAGATGATCAAAGTTGATCCTGGGGTTGTCGCTGTAATTCTCTCCCTTGCTACCGGGAGCGCTATTAAATCTTTTGCTGAAAACAGGAAGGGGCAAGAATGAACAATAAAATTCCATGCGTGATAAACGATGAAAACGCAACATCATGCCGTTTCGCTTCCATGGCAGCAAAAGAGGCGGTTGAAACAACTTTCTATCTTCTCGGGGTAGATGTTCACTCACCTTCAGATGTAGAAAAATTCCGTAGTTCTTTGCGATTTAGCAGCTCGTTGCGCAATGTTGCGGCGCGTGGGGTGGTAGCAATGGCGGTTGTTATTGCTGGTATTGTGGTTGCAGCGCTATTTGGAGGGTTGGGGATCACGATTCCTGGATAACAGCTTAAACTAAAAATATCGCATGGGCAAGTTGCGATGGGCAGTCAGTTCAAATTTCATAGAAATCTTTGGATTTGTACTCGACCAAAAATATGTAGCGAGTGTAATGACCTGTTTGAAAAATATGGAGAAAATAAAATTTTAGTACCAAGATCAATAAATGACCGCAATCCTAAATATGACAGGATGATAAGGGATTGCCCGAATAAATGTTTATACTACATCGTTCCATGAGTGAGGAAAATATGTCAAAACAAAAGATATACGCGGCGATAACCGTGTACCACGAAGCTCAAGGCGAAAGTTTTAGAGGGCAGGTTGCTGTTGCCCACGTAATATTTAACCGTGCAGAAATACGCAAGTGTTCTGTTGAAGAGGTTGTTTTTGCTGATAAACAATTCTCCTGCTTCAACAAAGGGAGAAAGGCAATTGAAAATTACGAAATATTCATAACTGCGATGAACGCGGTGGAACATGCTCTGTCCGAGCGCTTAGAGGGGAAGACCCTGTACGGCGCTGACCATTATTTTGGCACTTATATTACTCCGCCATCCTGGTCTTCGAATATGCAGCACATCATAACTATTGGCAAGCATACTTTTTTTAAGGAGGTAAGATAGTGCAAAAGTATTTAGTGTTGTTGATCATACTGTTTACGTTTTCAAAGGTGAACGCTGCCGATATTTCTGCGTTGCCAGCTTTTGTTACGCCTGCAACAACCACAGATGGGATTATCACACATGATAGCTCAAAGGCAACAGGTTATAAAACTTCAGAAATAAAGTTTCCTGCTGCAGTTAGCGGGTCTCATTTATTGTTTACCGGCGCTGGAACATGGTGGGCTCCGCTTACCGATGCAATGTTTACAGCGCTGTATGGCGCTGATCAAGGGATTGCAACTGATGACGATGTTTTATTTAGTTCGGTTTCAATTGCGAAAACTTCCGGAACTGCAGGGCGACTCAGTGTTTTTGAGGGCAATTCTACAGATACATTCAAGAAAGGGTGGGAGGGTCCGGCTAATATTACACAGGATACATTTTTTAAGTTCAGCAATGATAACCCAACAGCAGACGCTTTAATGAGTTTTGCAGCTCCCTCTTCCGGTGTGTCGCAGCAATCATGGTTGTATTTAAATGATATGTCGTCCAATGTAATGACGGATGGAACTGTTAATGGGAGAAACAGGACGATCGTGTCGGCGACAAGTCTAAATAATGGGGAAATATTACCCAAGCATAGTGGAAGTGAATACGTAATGACTGCGAGCGGACTAGAGGTGGGAATGCCCGATTGCTGGTCTGGAACTGTAGGTACTGTGTTTGATGTATGGAACAAAACCAGCGGGAACCAAATTGAATTGGTCATGTATTATGATACGAGCAATTCATTTGTGTTGTCCAATGGAACTATTTTGACCGCAAATTACGAGGTAGATATGTCCACAGTGGCGTATGCTCATGTTCGGGTTCACTGTTTTGAATCAGGATACTGGTATGTAGAAGATATAAATGGAACCTCTGTAAACGGTGGGGCGGCTGACTGATGAAAAAAATTATAATCTTTTTGCTGTTTATAGCTATTAATTCTGAAGCAGCGGTACTAATGAACGAATCTTGGGAACTGCCTATACCGGGATATACACAATATGATATTGGATACGATTCGAGATTCAGAATAGGAAATAACTCGTGCAGTTGGTTTGGTTCAAATCTATCAAGCCCTACATGCGGCAACACTTGTGGCGAAGGCGGATTATCTACAGACGCTTGTTGTCGTTCTAATGATCCTAATAATCCTAGTTTGCCATGGGATGGAACTCGCTCCCCTGAATCTATATTAGCTGATTGGTCAACGGGAAGATTTCAAGCGGGAATGTCTTGGACTTGGCGATATGGTACACCAAATTCTGTACATACTGTACCGGAACCGGTTGATGGTGATTGGGTTGCCAGAACTTATGTTCCTGATGTGTCAGGGGCAAGTCCATACAGATGCAATGCTCCTGAATATTATCCAAGGCCTCGTGCTTTAGTTGGTGAATCGAGTTCATCTTCTAACCTTAACTCTTCAAATCTTGATAGGTGGTATGGGGTTGCTACGTGGTTAGATCCTGCGTGGGACATAGACCAACAAGACCAATGGCTATGGATGACATTGCTTGACCAGCATGCTCCTTTAAATATAAGTGCAAACATTGGAGGCGTTGAAATAATTTTCAGAAAAGGATACCTAGACCGGCATGAATGGAAAGTTTTTATGCCTGCTGAGTTTGATAATTCAACCGATGCAAATAATTATTGTGGCACTACACCAATTGAAAACAATGGTACATATTGGTGGTGTATTGATAGAAGTATGCCGATTATCATAAATGACAACAACAACTGGACACCCTTTCTTGACGATGTTGATAAAGGTCACTGGATGTATTGGGTAGTACACACAAAATTTGATACTACAGGTAATAATAACGGGCGATTGGAAGTATGGGTTAAAAGATATAATGAAGATTGGGCAAAATGGGTTGACTATACTGGTGCAATGGGTCCGATACGAACTACCACACCAACATATTGGAAGATGGGCATATCTGATAAAACCGCTGGTCCAGGATCAGGTTCCGTGCCTAAGATTATATATTTTGACGCTTTTAAGGTAGGCGATGAAAATTCTAATTTTAATGAAGTGGCTCCAACGGTAAGTGTTCCACCAACGTGTGACAGTGAACATCTTGAATTATGTATTAATGAAAGCGAATGTGTGCTGGCTGGCGGTTATTGGTGCGTATCAATTTGTCAATCATCACCTTGTACAGACCCTCAGCAATCTTTAGCGTTGCATGGAGTTTATATTAAAGGAGGGAAAATAGAATAAATGGCACGAGTTAAATATCAAAGCGAGGGAGGCGGCGCGTACAGAGTAGACTGTGACGGATTTTATGTCAGGATAGATGTGGATTCCGCAAACCTCGCAAGTCTCTATCTTTATTTAGCAGACGACACAAATCTTTACGGGATGAGTGTAAGGGTTGATGTATCTTCCACAGTATATGCTCTTGGTTATGATATAACCTCATCGTTAGAAGTTATTGAAAATACACCTGAGCGTATAGTCTTGCTCAATAAAGGGCAACTTGAAGATTCTTCCCAGAACAATCTGACCAATTCCGGCGAAGTAAGATGTTATTGGGTTATTTATCCGGATCGAATAGTTCAGCTCCTTGAATGGGACATCGACAGTGGCGGGTCTGTAATTCTTGCCGATTCCTCAGCAAACAGAATTAATGCTATCGGAATGAACTCGGGAATTATGACGCATCTTGATACATATTATGAAAGCAGTGGTAGTGAACTTGCTGGCGATACTAGCCCTCACAATTCCTCAGAGTGTTTTTCTTTTCTTTCCGACCAAATTAATATTTCATTAATCAATTTGTATCACACTGACGATGGGGCTTACAGTCAAGTCTCATCCAGTGACTCTACAGTGCTATTTCGTTGGAACAACACAACTTTTTCAGCAAGCACTACGCATAAGATGGCTACGGTTTTTCTTATGGATTCGTCACAAAGAGAATCAACTACACCTACTACCCCATGGGCCACTTCTACATTATATCATGTTGGTGACTTGGTCACAAATGGCGGGTTTGGGTATGAATGCATGGTACAGAATACCTCTGGAACCTTTGAGACTGACTACGGAAATGGTTACTGGAGACCATGCCACAAATACACGTCTACTCAAAGATTATCAATGGGGAGTCAATATTTCGATATTCCAGGAAGTACGGTTTTGGTAGATATAGGGGATGCAAAAGGCTCCTTTGTCACCGATTCAAATGTTCCTATGACCCTGGACGCTTCAGAGGCAATGGCCTCCGATGGTGCTTATCATATTGATTTAAGCAACAGTAACCATGATGCCAAGCTGGTTTTTAATCAAACCGAGAGACAGCCGATAGTTGTTATTCATGAAAATTCACTAAGGACCGGATCAGCAGGAAGCCCGACTGAACATATTAAGAGTTACTGGGATTGCGACAGCGCAACGCTGAACATAGGCACCGGGTCAGTAACGGTTTCCAGTGCAACCTACACCTCTGGTAAAAGAGGAAACGGGGTCTTAATTGATGCCTCTTCAGAAACCGCATATTTTCAGTCATCCGGAAATATTGTTGCAGCTCAAGGGACAATAGATTTTTTTGTTCAGGAGACAGGGACGGCAACAGCAAACGCAAGATTTTTTCAACACTCTGCTGCTGCAGATCGTTTTCAATTATACTGGACCAACGCGACAACTATGGTTCTAAGTATCAATGGAACCGGGATTACCTTCACCACAGATATTGACCCGTTGGATGGGTATCTACATCATGTTCGGGTTTGTTGGGATACGACAGATGATTGCGCTTGGTTGATTATAGACGGTCAGGTAAAAGATGTGGATTTCACCGCCACAACCGCTCCGGATCTATCTAGTGGCAACCTGTATATAGGGAACGGGTCTGCCGGAACCAACCCCATAAACGGGATAATCGATGAAGTTAAAATATATGATACTCCGATAGTTCCGGGGTCATTTGTTGCCGGAAACGTAACAGGGTATGCTTATGTCCATTCTGATATAACAATGTATTCAGATGATGGATCGACATTAAGAGTTGGCACCGGGTCTGTTAGCAACATTTCAAATATATCAAACAGCGCTGGAAGTGTCAGCTTCCAAGTAGATGTGGGTACACCATTATCTGCAAATGAGACCTTGTTCTCAGCGGGTACCAATTTTTATATAATGTGGAATCATGCCAGTCAATATATTCAATTCTTGTATGATACTGGTTATTCAATTGAAACAACCGGGTCTTGGCTCCCCACTGGACTTGCCGGTAAACATCATATAAGAGCAACATGGAAGGCTTCTGATGAAATAACGCTTGAGGTCGATGGTTTGAAGTTCACCGCTACTCCTGGCACTGCTCCTACACTTGGAGCAAGCATCTCCTGGTCGTCAATTGTAGGAATGACTGAAAAGACAATAACCGACCAGCATGATACCCCACAGTTTCCAACTGCAAGAGGAACGCTTATACACGTTCCAGAGATAACAACGGTATGAACAATTTACTTTCAATAATCATCCCCGCGTACCAAGAAATATATTTGCGGCAAACTATAGAATCAATCATGCAATCTGCTGTTGAGCCTATAGAAATTATAATAATATTGGATGGTTATTGGCCTAAAGGCATGCCGATAAGGTATAAACCACTTCATACTGTACACTTTTCTACAAGAAGAGGAATGAGGTCTGCAATAAATGCCGGTTCGAGATTGGCAAGAGGAAAATATTTAATGAAGCTTGATGGTCATTGCAGTCTGGATCAGGCTTTTGACGTAAAGCTAAAGTCTTATTGCGATCATAACACTGTCCAGGTTCCGGTAAGATATGCCCTTGATATAAAAGAGTGGAGAAGAAAGGGTCAGCCAAAAGAATTTCAATACATAGACAGAAAAACTCTAAAGGGTCATGATTGGCCTGAATTTGCAGATAGGGTTCACAGCAACAGTATTTGTGACTTGATGACGACTCAAGGCTCATGCTGGTTTATGCAGCGGGAGTTTTTTGATTCGATAGGCGGTCTTGACGATATTAATTACGGCGGAATGGGCAGAGAAGCGCAGGAGCTTTGTTTTAAAACATGGCTCTCTGGCGGTAGGCTAATATTAAACAGAAATGTTTGGTACGCACATTGGAATAAGCCTAAAGAATTTGTTGTTAAGAGACGTTCAGATAAAATTAAATCGGAAGATTTTGCTCGTAAATTTTGGACCGAGCAAAAGATAAAACCAGTAATTGAGCGCTTTGCTCCGGTGCCAACATGGATTTAGCTAAATACAAGATTATAGACAACCCTTACTCTAAGACATTGAAGGGCGTTGGCCGCCGTGAAATGTATAGGATCTTCGCTGAACACGGGTGCCTTTATGGTGCAGAGATAGGCGTTCAGCGCGGCAGGAACGCTGCTGTTATGTTTGAGTGTATCCCCGGACTTCATTTAATAGCGGTGGACCCGTATAAAAACCATAAATATGGAAGAGGATCTTGGGGAGTTGAATTCCTCAATAACGTTCGCCGGGAAACCCATTCTCGATTAGCTAACTTCGATGTTACATATATCGAGTTGTTTTCAGAGCAAGCTTCCTGGCTGGTGGATGATGAATCTCTTGATTTTGTTTATATAGATGCTGACCATTCATATGATTTCTGTATGCTTGACATTTTAATGTGGTCGAGAAAAGTTAAGCATGGCGGAATCATAAGCGGTCACGATTTCCATGGAAGCGTGGGCGGAGTCAAGCAAGCCGTAGTTGATTATGCAAGCTCGCACAAAATGGTCATCTATTCAACCGATGGGAAACGAAAAGACCGGGAAAAAGGAGACAGATTTCCTTCATGGTTTCTTGTAAAGAACTGACGGATATAATTCGACAACGCGGCCATATTGCCGACAAGGAAGATCAGTTCATCTTCCTGGCAAGCAGGAAATGCGGTACGCAATCGGTCTGCAGGTATCTCTTGAGAGACAGGGTTATTTTGAGAAAGGATAATCCTAAAGAGCATAGAATAAAAATGCTTGGATATTCCGATGACGACGTGTTGAGGATTTTTAAATTCACCATTGTTCGCAATCCGTGGGAAAGAGTCGTATCGGCATTCCATGCATTACAACAATACAGTCCCAGAATCGTTCCTCGCGACATTGATTTTAAAACTTTCACTACCGATGTTTTGGCAAAGATTGGCCCCTTATATAATGTGCATTTCCAGGAACAGCATACTCAAATTGTGTACAAGGGTGAAATGATTGTTGATTTTATAGCCAGCCTTGAAAATATAAACAGGGATTGGTCAAGGATAGCGCCTGGAATCAAAGCGCCTGAAGATTTTCCCCATGAAAATAGATCGAAACATGATCATTACAGGAAGTATTACGATAACGAAACCAAAGAAATAATTGATTCATTATATAAAGAAGATATCCAACTTCTGGGGTACGAATTTTGAAAGATCTTAGCGTATTAATACCGGCGCGTAACGAAATGTTCCTGGGAAGAACAATTGACGATGTTTTGTCAAAGATCGAAGCAGATACAGAGGTCATAGCTGTTCTGGACGGATATTGGCCCGATCCCGGAATACATGACCATGAACGTCTAACCCTTATACATCATGATTCCATTGGTCAAAGAGCCGCGACAAACGAGGCTGCTAGGTTGTCTCAAGCTAAATTCATTTTGAAACTTGATGCTCATTGTTCCATGGACCAAGGCTTTGATAGAAAGCTTATTGAGGCCGCAGGGGAACTAGGATACCTCGTAACGCAAGTTCCTAGAATGTACAACCTGCATGCCTTTGATTGGGTGTGTAACAATTGCGGTAAAAGAACATATCAGGGACCAACTCCGACTAAATGCGATAATTGCGGCAAGCTTGAGCATACAAGGGACATTCTATGGAAACCCCGCAGATCGAGAAGGTCTGATTTCATGCGCTTTGACCGGACGATGAAGTTCCAGTATTGGAAAGCACTGGAAAAGAGACCGGAATACAAAGACCCGGACATTGCTGATCAAATGTGTGCCATAGGTGCATGCTGGTTTATGGACCGTAACCGATACTGGGATTTAGGCGGTTTAGACGAGGCGCATGGTAGTTGGGGGCAAATGGGTGTCGAGATTGCTTGCAAATCGTGGTTATCAGGCGGCCGCCAAGTAGTTAACAAAAAAACATGGTTTGCCCATATGTTCAGAACCCAAGGTGGAGATTTTGGGTTTCCTTATCCTATATCCGGCAAAGACACACAAAAAGCCCGACATTATTCCAGGAAATTATGGAAGGGTGGTGAATGGCCTCAAGCCCAACATGACTTAATGTGGTTGGTAAACAAGTTTGGTCCGATACCGGATTGGCACGATAGCCGTACCTTTGGTCTGGTGTACTATTCAGATAATAATCCCGAACAATGGTTGCTTGATGCGTGTGTTAAACAGCTTAACAATTGCATGAAGGATTACGGCTTTCCGATTGTTTCAGTAACTCACAAGCCCACAGATCTCGGGAAGAATATAGTAATGCCGTTACAAAGGTCTGTGCTGTCTATGTATAAGCAGATCCTAGCCGGGTTGGAAAGTCAGGACACCGACTATATTTTTCAAATAGAGCATGACTTATTATATCATCCAAGCCATTTTGATTTTACGCCTGAGCATGACCACATATATTATTATGACAGGAACAGATGGGCGGTTTGCGCTGATACCGGCAAGGCTGTTTTTTATCATACAAACGTTCCATCGTTAATGTGTGCCAACAGGGAGCTGCTTATTAGGCATTACGCAAAAAAGGTCGAATATGTAAGTAAACACGGTCATCAAAGCAGACTTGGTTTTTCCCCTCCCAAAGGGCTTCCAAAAGAGATGCGAGAAGGGAAATACAAGACGTGGATGGCTAAGTACCCAACAATTGATATACGCCATTCCAGGGCGCTTACAAGGCGCAGAATGACCCCTCAAGAATTTAGATCGGAGCGAAGCAGAAGGGGTTGGACTGAATCTGGTGAGGTTCCCGGTTGGGGAGAAACATTAGGCAGGTTTAGGGAATTTGTTGAGGAATTATGAAGGAACTGATCATTCAAATACCTGAATGGGCAGAACCATTAAATATTCGCGTGTTTGCTGGTTTAGAACTGCTGGCCTCAAAGCCAGCCGGTCAGGATCGGCTTTTTATTAAATCTTCGCGTTGTAATCAATGCGGAGACTGTTGCCGGAACATCAAAGGTGATTTCCCGCCGCAGACAGACGGTATATGCAATTATCTTGTCGGTAATAAATGTGGGTTAGGAACGACAAGGCCGTTTTCGTGCGGGTTCGAGGTTCATTATCCTGATTGTCCGGAGCAGTTTGAATGATAAGATGTTGTCGATGCAATAAACTTTACAGTTTAACACTCTATCGTGACGAAAAAAACCGTCCGATTATTATTTGTCCACATTGCGGGTTCCCGCACAGTGTAAGCTTTACTCCCGAAAATATTCTGCGTAGCAGCAAAAAAACAAAACATTACGGCACTATAGTGTTAGGTGCCGCCGAACCGCCTGTTTTAAATGTTTCGCGCATTTTGTATGATTCCGACAGGACAAGTGCATCGGCTTCCGATGACGCTAACGTCACAGGGTGGGATACATCTGGTAAATTTATTGTTGCTGTTCAATTTGATGAACAAAAAGGTCCATGGGGGCCGACAACTTATAAAATAAGATGGAGAAATGCAACAGACAGCGGAAGCTTTGCCGACCTAGCACCTACTGGTCAAATGAAGCAGGCAAGCACTTCTGCTGTTTTAACGGATGGTGATTCTTTAACATCTACCGAAAAACGCTGTTCTGCGACACCGGCTACATGGGTTAATGGATTAGAGATTGTTAATACAAATGTTTCAAGTAGTCACACTATTCAAGATGAAGAATACACAGAATTCCAGTACGCCGTAGATCCAGCAGACGCACTTGGTGGTAAAGAATACGAGTTTCAAATTGTAGACGCTGGCAATGGTGACGCTGTTGTAGGCACTTGTTTGGCAACGCTGACAACAGTGGCAACGCCTTCTTCCAGCCTAAGCCCCTCCATTTCCCCTTCAATTTCATCATCTCAAAGTCCAAGCAGTTCTGAGAGTTCATCAATCTCACAGAGTCTTAGCAGCTCCGCGTCTGCCAGTGAAAGTAGCTCTATATCCGCCAGTGAAAGTAGCTCACAATCCCCTTCGTCGTCAGCCTCTAGTTCTCCAAGCCCAAGCGCCGGGTCAACCATGGTTCCCGGAACAGACTATAATGTTGTATATTTATCAGATGGAACATTCGGATACATTTTAGGTGGCTCTTATGGTTCATCAGAGTGGGTAGGGTTTAATGTCACCGCTGGTTCATCAGCGTCTAGTTCTATAAGTCCATCCCCTTCTTCAAGTCAAAGTTCCTCTGCATCTAGTTCGCCATCAAGTTCTCAGAGTCCAAGTAGCTCTGAAAGTTCTTCTAGCTCCGCTTCTGTGAGCGCTAGTCCTTCATCATCACAAAGTCCGAGTAGTTCAGAGAGTGCTTCGCTTTCATCCTCTATCTCGTCATCACAATCCCCATCTTCAAGCGAGAGCGCATCAATATCTTCTTCTGCGTCGTCATCGGCTAGCTCTAGCGCTTCATCCTCGGAATCTCCGTCGTCAAGCGAGAGCAAATCAATATCAGCAAGCCCAAGCAGTTCGCAGTCTCCATCTTCAAGTGAAAGTAAATCTATCTCTGCGTCTGCGTCTGCGTCTATATCTGCATCAGAATCGCCAACTCCATCTTCTTCGATATCAAAGTCAATTTCATCTTCCCAAAGTCCGAGTAGCTCTGAAAGCGCGTCGTTGTCGTCGTCCATGTCGCCTTCTCAAAGTTCATCGGCCAGCTCTAGTGCTTCATCTTCAACGTCGCCCTCTTCGAGCGAGAGTGCATCTGCTTCGCAGTCTGCATCCGCTTCTGTTTCTGCATCTGTATCGCCAACTCCTTCATCGTCTACAAGTCCAAGCAGCTCTGAAAGCGCGTCGCAATCAAGCTCGTCAAGCGCAAGTGTAAGCAGTTCTCCTTCATCGTCTACAAGTCCGTCAAGCTCTGAAAGCGCGTCAATATCCCCTTCAGTTTCGCCTTCTCAGAGTCCGAGTAGTTCAGAGAGCGCTTCGGCTAGCGCTTCTATAAGTAGCTCCCAAAGCCCAAGCTCAAGCGCCTCTTCTTCTAAGTCTGCCAGTGTCTCAAGCTCTCAAAGCCCAAGCTCAAGCATTTCTCCTTCTATATCTCCTTCAGAGAGCGCTAGTGTTTCAGCTACTCCTTCAAGCTCTGTTAGTTCTTCGCCAAGTCCCACAACTGTGCCTCCGCTAGTTCCGGGGATTGATTACAAGATTGCGTGTTTGCCTGATGGGTCATTTATATATATTCTAAACGATGAATATAGTTCAACAGAATGGATAGAGTTTCTTCCTACAACAATCGTTCCTAGTTCATCGTTGTCGGCTTCTCTATCGCCATCTGTTTCATCTTCATTGTCAAGCTCGCCAAGCGCTACGCCTTCTTCGTCTCCATCAAGCTCTCAAAGCCCTTCGCAATCACCCTCAAGCTCTGTATCTCCTTCAAGCTCTGAGTCAAGAAGTTTAAGCAGCTCACAATCACCCTCAAGCTCTGGGTCAAGAAGCATAAGCAGCTCCGACAGTCCATCGATTTCGCCAAGCATCAGTAAATCTATATCGTCAAGTTTGTCACAAAGTCCTAGTGCGACACCGTCACCCTCTATATCTGCTAGTCCTTCAAGTTCACAGAGTCCCAGTTCCAGCATTTCATTGTCTGCTTCCCCATCTGAAAGCAGGAGCCAATCAATTACGGAATCAAGCTCTATAAGTTCGTCGCCAAGCCCAACCAGTAGGCCTCCTTTATATCCTGGTCTTGAATATCAAGTTGTCTATCTACCGGATGGGTCATGGGGTTATATTTTAAATGATGTTTATAGCGCAAGCGAGTGGATCGGTTTCAATTTCCCAACCGATTCGTCCGCTTCCAGTTCGGTTTCTCCAAGTAGCTCGATCAGCGCCTCGTTGTCTTCATCACAGTCGCCTTCAAGTTCAATTTCAGCGTCAGGGTCTGTAAGCGCGAGTCCGTCTTCATCGCCTTCAAGATCTTTCAGCTCTACTCAATCGCCATCTAGCTCAGTCTCTCCTTCCAGTTCTATATCCCTTAGCCCGAGTAGTTCATGGTCGCCTTCCAGTTCGATATCGGCCAGCGCGTCTCCATCGCCTTCACCTACTCCTGGGCCGATTATAAATTTTGAGGGAAGACAGCCAAGAATAATATTTACGTCAAGAAAAGCGTCAATCACTAGCGTTGGGAGAAGCGCCAAGCTATACTTAAAAAAACGTTCTATATGAGGAATCGATATGTCTACTACCTTATCTGTTTTAGCTACCGAAGAATCAACGTATGTTATTAATTGCGAGTTTAGAGGTGTGGATGACACTTTAGTTACTCCTACATCTGTGAAGTGGACTCTTACTGATTTGTCCGGTACCGTAATAAATGGAAGAAGTCAGGTCGCTATAGCTGGCGGACTTCTTGATACAGATCTCGACATTGTTTTAAAAGGTGACGATCTCGCGGTTAGCACGGTAGGCAATAACGCTGTTCGAGTTTTAACCGTTGAGGCACTTTATGATGAAACTATAGATGGGGTAGCTTATACAGACTTGCCATTAAATGGTGCCACTCAATTCACCATAGAAAATCTAATTGCTATTTAAGGAGCGCGAATATGGCTTTAATGACTATTAACGACATGGTATCAAATAGAGAAGATCAGTATCAACAAGGGCCGAATATTTACAGAGAGAACGAGCCTAATGTTGAACCTGAAACAAGTGGCGGTGGCGTGAAATCTGACTTGAGCATTATGGCAAACAATGGAACGCAAACAGGTGTTGCTTATCAGGGTGGCTCAAAAATTAACGCCAACCTTCCAGATGAAGAGTTTAAACCTCAGCCACTTGAAGCAACCAGCGCCGGTAAATATATGAAAAAGGACACAACGGTAGCCGGTCAAATGGAGGGATTACTTTCGAGCGATAACCCATATATTAAACAAGCTGTTGCTTCAGCTAGACAGTGGGGAAACGCTCGTGGCTTATTGAATTCTTCAATAACGGGGGAAGCTGGCGTTTCAGCCGCTATAAAAGCAGCCCTGCCGATTGCGCAACAAGACGCTGCAACCGCTGCAGAGTTTAGGGGCAGGGAACAGGTTACAGAGTCTCAAGGTGCCTTGAATCAGCAACAGGCCGGTTTCCAGTGGGACCAAACTAAATTACAAGGAGCGATTCAATCAGCGATTACCGGTCAGCAGGGCGATATAAATTACATGTTGAACGAACAGCAAAATAAGTTCAACTCATACATCAACAGTCAGAACCTTGATGCTGCAGCCAAGCAGAACTTTATCCAGACCTATGGTGCTATGAGCCAGCAGTTAAACACCAACATTGAATATATATTGCGTGATGAAAAACTTGACGCTGCAGCAAAGGAAGCGGCGATAAAACTGTTAACTAAACGATTTGAAAACGACCTTTCCAGCATGTCTGAGCTGGTAGGATTGACTCTAAGCTGGTCATGAGGCGATACAATAAAAGCGATGCGCGGGGATTAGCAAGTCTCTTGTGTAATCCGGAAGTGCAAAAATGGACACAGGAAGATCCGCTTCCGTTTAAGGATGTCGAAAAGCTGATGGTTAAAACCCTTTCCGACAACAGAATTATCGTGCTTGGCAATAACCCTAAAACAGAGGCGGTTATGTTCAGCCCGTTTCAGTGGACAACTTTTACCGCACATATTGTGCTGCATCCTGACAATCGCGGCGCAGAAGCAATGAAAATGGTGAAGGAGGCTGCCGGAATAATGTTCACCAAAACAACTTGCAAGACGATCCTTGCCTTTGTTGCGGTTGATCATAAAGCATGCTGCAAATTTGTAACAATAGTCGGCATGAAGCATATCGGCAAGACTGAAGGAACCTTTCTTAGGAATAATGAGATGATAGATGAAAATATTTATCAAGTAACCCTGGAGCAATATAGGAGGCTATAAATGGGATTCGTAGGAGCAGCAATAGGCGCATTAGGCGCAGGAATAGGGGCCGCCTTGGGCGGTGGGGCGATAGCAGGGGTAATAGGTACAATAGCGGCTTCAGCAATCGTAGGCGCGGCAATTGGGGCTTTAACGTCACTGGTTTTGGGGGGAGATATAGGGACCGGGGCTTTATATGGAGCATTGGGCGGCGCTGTAATGGGTAGCGTTTCCGCTGCTACAGGCGGAGCGCTGCATACGGCTACGCAAGCTGGAATGAGATCCGCTTCCGGCGCTGTTGGTCCTGCAGCAATCCCTTCTTCAACACCAGTGGCAACAACAGGAATAGGTGGAATTGGACAGGCAATGAAAACCGGGTACTCAGCTTATAATGCTGCCAGTGTTCCGGTTGGTCCGGGAGGCGCTGGCGGAACAGGCACTGTGTCGCCGGTAACTGGAATGGTGGCGGGGCAAGTTGTATCTGGAATAGGTCAAGGTCTTCTTCAAAAGGGCATGATGGAAGATAAAACTGCAGCGGAAAGGGAATTGTGGCGCGATAAAATGAATGTTGAATCGGCAAACCTTGAAAAGCAACTCCGCTCACAAGAAGATATAGCAGCAGCACGAAACGAAGAGATGCTTGAGTCAACCAGGATGCAAATTGAAAATCAACAGAGGCTCCAGCAAGCAGGATTTGCGGAAGAGGCGAAAAACAGGCAAGCATATAGTAGCTCTGTTTCAGGAATTAACCAAGAAGGCCTTGCAAGTAGATCTTCAGTTGCGGCTTCGTGGACACCTGAGTGGCTGAAGCCTGTTATGCAAAACCAGAACCCTCAAAATATTCAGGGGGCGCAATCATGATAGGGTCAAGAGACAGAACCATTAACAGCAGAACTGACAGGCGCGGCTTGATGGCTAGGGAAACGAAAGAGTCCTTAATGACTTCTTATCGTCCTGAATTCGGCAATGTAGCTATGACGGACGAACAATATAGCAGGGCCAAAGGTGCGTTCTCTGATGTTGACAAGGCGGCCAAAGCAGCAGCTCAGAAAGCAAAAAGTAAAATACCAGGATACAAAGAACCAGAAATGGTGCGGGTTGTTGCCGGTGGTGATAACGATCCGGGTGTTACTTATCATCTCCCAAAAGATGCTGTTGAATCAATTCTCAATGAACTGGTCCAGGCATCTGGTAACTACTATCATTATGTGAAACATGCTGATGATTTGTATGGTGTTGCTTTTGGTGAATATGGAAAAGAGGGGTACGAGGCGTTAAATGATGTCAGCAGCAGAGTTCAACAAGCTCTTGCCGCAAGGAAAAAACAATACAATAAATCTAAATTAGCCGCTGTTAAATCAATTGATATGCAAGTCGCCGGGGTTCAGAAACAAAAACAGGCGGTTATAAAAAAATGGCAGGAGGATTTGAACAAGTCAATCGCGGCTAATTCTGAACTAATGAACCGATTAGTACAATCGGGCATTCTTATTAAGAAGGGTACATTTAAATGAAAAAAGAATATGACAAAGAAAAAGCATTGGGACAAGGTTTGATGAAGACACAGGAAGCCGGTGATTTGTCGCAAGATTACGAACTGTCCCAAGAAGCTCGCGACGAAGTGGACATGATGGTGGCAAACGCTACGAAAATTATCCATTCCGATCAACAGAGAGATAAAATAATCCAGGCGATCAGTCAGGGAGACCCTATACAGTCGATTGCTTCTGAAGCAAACAGGGTTTTCCGTATGCTTGAAGTTTCCGAGAAATCAAGGGGAAAGGGTTTCAATGAGCTGACAATGGCATACGGTGGGATCTACATTGTTTCGGAGATTATCAATATGGGTGAGGAGGCCGGTTTATTCGAGTTCGGGGATGAAGAAAAAGAAGCCGCTTTAAAAGAGGCCATTCAAATGTATTTTCAGGATGGGATTAAAGAACAAAGAATTGATCCGATAGCTTTGCAAAAAGACATAGAGCCTTTAATGCAGGTTGTCAATCCTGAGATGTTTGAACAGGGCCGCCAGATAGCGGCTAGCCAAGGAATAGGAGGTACGGTATGAACGCATTCGGATACGCTTTAGCAGGTGCGATGGCATCGGGCGGCAGTGCCTATTCTTCAATTATCAGCGAACGTGAATTGGAGCGTCTAAGGATAATGCGTGAAGAGAGTCTGGCTAAGATCAGGAATACTTATGCAAGGGAAAACATAGAGCTTCAAAACAGGCTGGCAAGCGAAAGAGAGGAAAAGGCATATCAGCGGTCTCCATCAGGTCTTATGTCAAAGGGTAGGCCGTTGACAAGGGAGCAATTGGCTAACCTTCCGGAAGATGCGGAAACCATGACCGAGTATGAAGCGCAACAACAAACCGCTGCCAAGTATCGGAGGCCTGAACGAGTTCCGTTTAACGAGAGAATTTTTAACAGTATGTCTCCCGAGCAACAAGAAGAATATAAGAAAAGCCTTATTGGTGGGAAGCCATCGTTTAACGAGATGCTTTGGAGTCAGATGTCTGAGGAACAGCGCAAAAAAGTTCTTGATAGATTTTCTGAAGGTGGTGTTTCCAGTTCACCAATTTTTCCCAAAGGCGGGTTAACTCAAAAACAAATGGTCGATGGGCAACAGAAGCTACGCTCAGAGTACAACGAGGCTATGGCGTATACTCCAGATGATGAAAGAATATCATTAAAAGAATGGGCCTTGGAAAATCAGCCGGAAGCTTATCGTACTTATTTTGGATCAGACGAGGAAGAAAGACAGGGTCCAACCAAGGAACAGGCTCTTGATGCGTTTAAGACAGCCACTCCGGAAAAGAGACAGGAGATTATCAATCAGGCTGCTTCCGTCCTGAATGAAGAAGATGGGCGCTGGTTTGTCGATCAGGCTAAACAATTTCTTGCCAGCGAAAAGCCTAAAGAAAAAAAAGGCTTGATGCAAAAAGCTAAAAAGGAACCCGAAAAGAAAAAATCTAGCGAGTATAGATCCTGGATAGATTTTTTCAGAGAAGCGAGTCGTGCCGCAAAAGACAATAAGACATGGGAAGAATATCTTGCCCGGTGAGGTAGTATAATGGAGTACGATTTTTCAGCATTTGAGACTAAATGGCAAAAGCCTATTAATCGCGGAATAGGTGGAGATATTATAAGTCATGCATTACGCGGGGGTACGAGAGCGGTCGGCTTGATGGGTCGCGCTTTACAGGTGTCAGATATTGACTATGAAGACAATGAAGGCTTGCTTGACCGTTTAGGCTCCAAGATAGAAAAGTGGTCCGAAGAGAAAATGCGAACTTCAGAACGCTTACGTCCAGATGTTGGTGAGCTAAAAGGCACTGATCCGTGGTTTTACCGGAAAATCATGGAGGGCGTGGAAAGTATTGGTCCATCCGTGACCCCTTTGGCTGCCGGTGCTGTTGGCACCTTGGCCGGTGGTCCCTTGGTTGGTGCTGCAGCAGGCATAGGAACGCTTGGTACCATGTTTGGCGCTGGAACTTATGTCGAACAAAGAAGGCTGCTCGACAAAGAGGCTCCCCAATTATCTCCAGAGGAAAAACACGACATTGCCTTGAAATATGCTGGAGTAGAAGCCGGTGGTGAGTTGGCTGCTGATCTTATCTTTATGGCTACCGGTGGAATAGGTAGAATTCTTGCCCCTGGAGCAAAGGCCACTTTAGGGCAATCAGTTAAACAACTGCTTTCTACTTCTCCGAAAAAGTTTGCAAAAGACATGATTCTCAAGACATATCCCGCCGAACTTTTAACTGAAGCATGGCAGGAAAAGCAAGAGTCCGGCTTAGATGCTCGTGCCGGGTTACGGGATAGCATGTCATACATGGAGTCATTGGCAGAAGTGGCTATCCCTACTGCCGTAATGACCCTTGCGTTTGGTACCGGCACTACGGGTTATGGCATGTACCAAAGACAACAAATATTAAACGATCTCAATAGTGAAAACAAGGAAACAAGAAGCGCGGCTGCTCAAAAAATATTTAATAATATTAAAAACAAAGATAATGAAGTAGCGCAAGCTTGGGCGGACACGGCATACAAAAATATATTGCTTGATGAACCGATAAATATAAACGACAAAATAGTAGAAAACTTATCAACAACCACTCAAAAGACAGGTGATTTGCGTCAACGCGCTGACGAACTTGACAATAAACCTGGATACCAAACGGTTGATAATGTTTTAGAGGCGGCCAAGTTGCGTGAAGAGGCTGATAATGTTGAAGCAAAATTAATGCCCGGGCGTCCAATAATTACGGAACAACAAGAAGTTACGCCTCAATTTCCAGTAGATCAAGTATTGGATGAAATGGCAAAAGAAGAAGAACCGGCACGTGAAATTGTGAAGCCTGTTCAAGTTGTTCCAAAAGAGCGTGAAACGGTACAAGATTTCTTGATTAGAAATAGGGCAACTGGACAGGAAACGTCTGCAAAAATTATAGAGAAGCCCCTAGAAACACAGCTTGGAGAGAAGCCGGAAGCGAAGCCAATTAGAAAACTTGAGGAAGTATCAAAAAAAGTTGAAGCAGAAAGAGAAGAAATTGTTCAGCCGGACGACAAGATTAACGGGGTAACTAGGCGACAATTCGGCGATATAGTAGCAGATGGCAATGTTGAAGAAGCCTTACGTCATATAAAAGACGGTTTAGATAGTGGCAAGACCGTTATAGAGCTTGAAGGCGCTTTGATTAACGAGATAACCGAACAAGTTGCTAAGGTTCCCAAAGAAGAGCGTAAAGCCCTGCGTGAAAAAATAGCGCCTGTTGAATCTGCTGTGAAATCTTATTTTGCTGAGTATGCAAAAAATGGTGCGAAACAGCAAGAAGTTGCAGCGGAAGAGGTAGCTGGCGAGAAGTTCAGGGGTAAGACGTGGCAATCTATAGATGGGGAGAAAACCGTCATTGGTCAGGCCCAAGGTAGGCCGGAAGGTTGGCTTGAAGTCAAGGTTGAGGGGCAGAGGTTTAATCAGTACCTTCATTCTGACGAACTGGAACGCGAGGTTGAGTTTGATACAAAGAAACTTGCCTCGCGTAAAAAGATGGACGCAGCAGTCCGGCAGGAGGAAAAAGAGGAAGCGGACAAAGAGGCTAAGCGCAAGGACGTAAAAGGTTTTACCGATGGCAAATCAAGCGTGGCCGAAGGGTGGATACTCAAAATTTTAAACAAAACCGCCAGCATCAACGGAAAGGTAGGAAAAAGAAAAGATCTTATATCAGATATGGTGGACAACGGATACAGGATCGTAGAGGAAACAAAACAAGAGTTTATCGCCGATAGTTCGGGCAACAAGAAGCTTCAAGATGTTAAAACTGGAAACAGGATATTCCAATCTCCCGATGGCGGCTTTTTAGATCAAAAACAATTAACAAAAACCGGCCTTGATTACGCGGAATATCTTTCTGGTCTTTCAAGCAAAGAAGGTAGACAAGAAGTTATTGAAAAGAAAAAGAAAATAGAAGATGTGGGGGAAAAATTACACGGGTCCAGGAAAGATCAGGCGGCGCTAGAAAGGATAATGCGCCAGGATATCTCTGATGAAGATATCGAAAACCAACCTTTGAGCAAAACGTGGCCGAAACCTAAACTTGAGGATCTTGATAACGATTTCAAATCCGCCTTTGTCATTGCCGCGAGAGCTGAGATACCAAATAAGCCTCGCGTAAGCTATAAAAGGGCCAAGTGGTTGTCTCAAGTTAAATCATTGCGCGATGTTTCGCAAATGATTCTCGATAGCGACCTTGATGAAGATACAATGCGTGAAAATTTAAAGGGAAGCGCAAACATCAGCAAGTTCATTGAAAAAGTAGGTTTGTATCAAAAGATAGATAAGAGCCTGTGGTATAAAATTAAAGATGTTTCTGTTTATCCGCAAGCATATGGATATTACAAAGGTCAGAAGGTCGTTCAGCCGTATTTACGAGTTAATGGGAAGGTCTATGAATACAAGGACAGCATTGAGGAGGCTATTAAAGAGATAGAGAGTGATTTGTCCGGAAGGCCTAAGCAGCAATTTCGCTTTGAAATTCGCGGTACCGTAAAAGGGGGATATTACATCAACAAAAAGGGCGATACGGAATATCGGCCATTAAAAACATTCACGGAGTTTTCCGCAGCTCGCGCCTATTTAAATAACAAGGAGAATTACAACGCTCTGGTTTCAGAGTGGGAGAAGATCAAGGCAAGAGACAATATCACCAAGGCGGATATCAGACGCGAAGAAAATAAGCCTAGAAGAGGTGAGGATTACAGGAAGGGGGAAAATGTAGATGCTGAAAATTTCAGATCTTCCTTTGGGTTCAGGGGGGTCGAGTTTGGCAATTGGGTTCAGCAGGGGAAAGGCAAGAAAGAACGACAGTGGATGATAAACAATGCCTATGACGCTCTTATGGACCTGTCTAATATTGTCAATGCTCCGCCAGAGGCTATGTCGCTCAACGGCTCTCTTGGTCTCGGATTCGGTTCCCGTGGACGCGGTAAAGCATCGGCACATTATGAGCCGGACACTATAGTAATTAATCTTACCAAGACAAAAGGTGCTGGCTCCTTTGCTCACGAATGGTTTCATGCCCTGGACAACTACTTTCAATTAAAACGCGGGGGCGGCAAAACCAGAGAGAAGAATTATGTAACCTATCGTCCTGAACCTTATTACGTAAGCAAAAAAGGCGATGGGGAAATTTCCGCGTTTTGGTTTAATCGTCTCGGTATTCAAGACAAGGAAAATTGGGTTAAGGTGGAGGGGATCAGGCCGGTAGTGGAAGAAAAGTTTGTCGAGCTTGTAAAACAGCTTAACGATTCGCCAATGGCTACTCGTGCCGCCAGGATAGATAAGGGAAGGGGGTACTGGTCAAGGATAATTGAAAGGGCGGCCAGAGCATTTGAGAATTACGTTATTTTTAAAATGAACGAAGCCGGGTATGAAAATGACTACTTGGCAAATATTAAAGCATGGGAAGAATTCGGGAAGGCTGGAAAGAACATAGAGCGCTATCCATATCTGAAGCCAGACGAAGTAGAGCCTATAGCAAAGGCTTTTAACGATCTTTTCAAAACTATCAAGACCAGGAAGACAGAAAAAGGAACAGAGCTTTATGCTGTTGGGAAAGAAGTAGTGGCCCCTGAAAAGCGGTCTAGCGTTGTTCAGGAGCTTACTGAATCTCCAATAGGTAAAGTTGGGCTTGATAATCTTTTAGCAAACGGATTGGAAATAATTTCTTCCGATCAGGCAAAGCCTATATTGAGCAGGGAGCCGGGGAATGTTGAAGGGTTCACCGTTGGGGGAAAAATATACCTTGTCGAAAACAATATAAAAAAGGGACAAGCTTTTTCTGTTTTAAGCCATGAACTTGGAGTACATGCAAAACAATTAGGTTTTAATAACACAAAGCAATATAAGCGCATTCTCACAATGCTTGAGTCCAGGGCGAAAGATAATACCGCTCAAGGCAAGGCAGTGCGTGATGCAATGTCCCGTATTCCAGAAGACACTTTGGAAGAAAATCGTTCAGAAGAAACGCTGGCATATCTAATCAGCAATTCCCCGAAAATAGGAATCGTGCGAGAATTTATTGCTCACGTTAAGCGATTTTTAGTCAATAAACTTGGCCTTGATCCCAAAGTTCTGAACAACCTTGATCTCCAGGCTCTTGCTTTGGCTACGGTTAAAAGAGAGGCAAGGGTTAAAAGGGGGGAGGGGATAAATGAATTTGCTCAATCGACGAAGCTCAGCGTGGCTGAAGCGAAGAGGAAAATCCAAGGGCTTGCTAATTTCAAGACGTGGTTCAAGGGTAGCAAGGTAGTTAAAGCAAATGGTAATCCCTTGGTAGTTTATCACGGAACCAGTGACAAGTTTAATGTTTTTAAAGGGGTTGGTTCGGCGGGATGGTTCGCAGAAAGTGAAAAGGTGGCAAGGATTTATGCTGAGGAAAGCGATGAATCTGGCGGGGAGGGAAGAATAGAAAAAGTATTTCTTAAAATAAAAAATCCGAAACTTGTCCCGTTTGATATGAACCTAACCATGAAAGTGTCTGATATATTACACGGGCTTGGTATTGATAGGACCGCTAAAGAGCTAGGAGTTTATGTCAAGCAAGATGATCTTTTAGATGTTTATGAAATTGTACATACCGCTGGCGTTGTACGATATCTTGCCGAACAGGGTTATGACGGAATAAAAGCGAAAGAAAGCGGCGCTTCCGTTTGGTCCGCATTTGGGCCAACTCAAATAAAATCAGTCTTCAATACTGGATCTTGGGATATAAACGAGCCTGATATTTTAAAATCCGTATCAAGAGAAATTCCTCATGAAATAGAGTGGAAAACACCGTGGGGTAAGGCAGTAACCATATACAAGAACCCTACCCCTGCCGATTATCAAACTATTAGGCTTCTATTTGAGGAAGAATCACCTAATGCCCCTGCCGGTACCCCAAAATCAAGAAGTACCATAGACACAGATGGCAATAGGTATATCTGGTTAGCCAGTGATTCTATGCATGAACCTGTTGAAAGTTTTCTTCATGATAAATACGGAATTGATGCAAGCCAATCCAACGAGGAAAGGCGAATAATGTTTTCTGTTGGTTCTCCCGTTGATGGCACACCGGAGACCATAGAGGATAAAATCTTAGGGGTAGCCGATAAGTTTGGACTAGATCAGGAGTTAAGAGAGAAGTTGATCTACAACCTTGTTGATGTTGCAGATCCACTAAGAAGGGCGCAAGAAGCAACAGGGAAACAACCGGATAAAACGGATGTATACACTATCGAGCGGCTGCGCGGCAAAAGAGAGGCCGCTGAAATCAAAGAGTTTGACAGGAAACAGGTTCAACCATTGCTTGATATCTTGGCTGATGCTGATTTGTCAGTAAACGATTTACACGAATATGCTTACGCCAAGCATGTTCCGGAAGCAAATGCTAGGCTTAGACAAACTAATGCGCTTCGCTACTTAAAAAATATTGTCAAGTTGAAAACCGGGAAAGACCGGGATGCTCTTCAGTATAAAATCGACGAAGGAAGCGCCGAGTTAGAACGTGAAGATCGGCAGAATATTTTTCTCGAACTGCTACAGGAGCAATATAGTGGTTTAGAAGCCGCTGGAAAGGCTCTACAGAAGAGAAGAGAAGAATTGGAGGCTAGGACATGGACAGACAAAGAAATTGAAAAGGGGGCCGATAAGAGGCTTTCTGATGCATTAGAAAACGCAGAGCGAAAACACAAGGTTCTGCTTGATCAAAAAGCTGATTGGGAATATCGCAGCATTAGATTCGCCGGGATAACCGACGAAGAGGCCGGGAAGATACTTGATAAGTGGAAGGGCAGCGCCAAAATAGAGATAGCACGAAAGGCCTTGTCAAATATAAATGATAAAAAACTTAACCTATTATTAAAAGCGGGTCTTATTACTCCCGAATCGTACAAGGCAATAAAAAACACGTATGAGTTTTACGTTCCTCTGTATCGGGAAGGAAGAAGCGGGGAGAGACCCGGTACAGTAGGGAGAAAAACCGGTCCGCTCGGAAAAGAAATTCATGCAAGAGCTGGCAGTTTACGACCAGTGGAGAATGTTGTTGCCCATACCGTTGATAATTATCAAACGGCGATAGGGAGAAAATGGAGATCAGAAACCGGTAAGGCTCTTTATGATTTGGTTTCCAGAAACCCGGACCCGGATATTTGGTGGATTGAAGACGTTGCCAAAAAAGCGGGGTATGACCGCGACGGTAACATTCAAATGTATACTGACCAAACGGAGCCGGAAGACGGTTTCTTTGTTAAGATTAATGGGGAAAGGAAATTAATACGCGTTAACCCTGACAATACCACCATGATGCGCCTTGTGGAATCAATCAAGAGTCCGTCAGAAATGGGGTCAATTGTAAAGGTACTCGGGAAGGTTAACAGGTATCTGGCCGCGATTAATACTTCCTTTTCACCCGAATTTATGCTTTCCAACTTTTTGCGAGATATCCAAACGGCTGGTATCCATATGGAAGATACAGAGGCCAAAGGGATGCAAAAGAAGATCATTAAAGACGTTTTTCCCGCTATCAAGGGTATCTGGAAAGCAGAAATGAAAAAAGATGAGAAAGATCCTTTCTCTGTGCTTTTCCGGGAGTTTGAAAAAGAGGGGGCAAAGATAGGTTGGCGGCAAGGTTACGAGAGCGTGGAGAAGCTTGGAAAAAATCTGCAAAGGGAGATAGAATTTAAACAAGGTAAGCATGTTACTAAGAAAACCATCAGGGCTATCGGTGGCTTTATCGAAGCGGCAAATACCGCCGTGGAAAACGGGGTACGCCTCGCGGTATACAAGCATTTATCCAATAAGGTTGGAAAACAAAAAGCCGCTTTTGCCGCTGCAAACCTTACCGTCGATTTCACCAAAAAGGGCGCTATCGGACCAAACATAAATGCGTTTTATTTATTTTCCAATGCCGGTATTCAAGGCTCTGTTCGTATAATGCAAGCTGGCTATCGAAGCCCCAAGGTAAGAAAAATTATGGGCGGGGTGGTTGCCGGTGGTTTTGCCATGAATATGTTGGGGTTGCTCATGGGGGGAGACGATGATGATGGGATGCCTTATTATGAAAAAACCGTTCCTGAATTTTTAAAGGAGCGCAATATTATAATTATGATCCCCGGAAGCAAGGGGAAATATTTTCAAATCCCGATGCCGTGGGGGTACAACGCTTTTTATAATCTAGGCCATGAACTAGGACGCTCTTTAACTTCTATGATGTCTGGCCGTGACTATTCTGTGGCGGAAGGAGCCGCTAGAGTGGCGGTTTCGTTTGCAAATGCCTTCAATCCAATAGCAAGCGCAACAGCTCTTCAGATGATCATGCCGACAGTTTTTGACCCGGTGGCGATGATAGCGGAAAACCGTACTTGGTATGGTGGTCCATTAATGCCAGAAAAGAACCCTTTTGAAAGAATCGAAACTCCTGATTCCCAAAGATATTGGAAATCCGTATCAACCCCTAGCAAATTTATGGCTGAAGCGATTAATAAGTTAACCGGTGGAGACACTGTCAAGAAGGGGCTTGTCGATATTTCTCCGGAAACCATAGATCTTTGGTATGACACGGCCGCCGGTTCTGCAGGGAGATTTGTTAAAGATACGCTTAATGTGCCTGTTAAACTGGTCAGCGGTGAAGAGATTCAGGCAAAAGAGTGGCCTTTTGCCAGAAGAGTGTTCGGCCAACCATCCGAATATGCCGATCAAACATTATATTACAATAATGTTAACAAAGTTCTGACCTTGAAAAAGCAATTAAAGGTCGCAACTCCAGAACAGCGAAAAAAACTGCTTCGTGATAAAAGGGCAAGATTGATTCTTGCAGCAGATAAGGCCGAGAAAACATTACGAAAACTATATAGAACTCGTAAGAAACTCCAGGCTTCTGGTCGTAAAAAAGCGGTTGACAAAATAAATGTACGCATTAAAAGTGTACAAAAAGAATTTAATAAAAGGTACAACATGATTGAACAATAGGGGGTTGCAATGAGACTTACAGGGTATGAGGGTTTAGAGCGTGGATTAGATGTAATCGAAAATACACTAAACAGGGTAGATCCGGGGTTGACCTGTGAGCTTGATCACTCGCTTGATCCTAGAAAGGGGCCTTTTAAGGCTGTCGGTATTCTACAAATACCAAAGAAAACCGGCGGCATAATAACCTTTCCTTATTGCGATGTTTGCGAGGTTTCCTTAAAACTTGGTGATAAAAGTGATTGGCAACTTTTTGTCTGTTTCAATTGCCTGTCTACCGGGTGGATATCGAGGGAGACCATGAACAAGATGGGATACTATTACGAAAAGCAAATTATCGTAATAGACGGAATGAAATGCCCACATTGTGAGTAAATCATGGAAAAGCGCAAGAAAAAGAAAAAGGCGCAGATTATAGATATTGCGCCTTTCATTAAAAAGCGCATCGAGAAAGAAAAAAGGGAGATGCATCAAGCCCTAAGAAATTTTTTTGCCGATGCATAGTTCATAACTAGCTGTTCTGCTGGTTGTTTTTCAAGTAAAATGTAAATTAAAAAGTAACCGTAAAAAGTTTATTTTTGTGTTGACAAGTCAATCTTTAAGGCGTATATTTCCCTTAAAAGGAGTTAACAATTAATGCCTAAATTTTAACAGGATTAAACAAAGAAAAAATTAATGAAACAAACAGAATTGGCAAAACGTTTAGGTTTATCACGTCAGTATATCAATGATGTGATAAACGGGAGAAAAAGGTTGTCCATTACGTCTGCAAAACGGTTTGAGGAAGCCAGCGGAATTAAAAAATGCGTTTGGTTGTGTGGAACAACAGAGGAGAAAAGGCGAAGACTGAGAATGGGGTGAGAAAATGGAGAAAACAATGAAAGATTTTCAGCTCAAAGGAGCTGAACTAGCCCTGTCTGAGGCCATAGAAGACGTGCGCAAAAATGCTTTGTCGTTCGACGTGCAAGCAATGCATGACTGTAACGATACGAAAGGCTACCTTCTCACTGAGACGGTAGCATCTCAAATTAAAAAAATAGAGTCCTCTTTGTCCTATCTAGACCGGGCTAGGGGATACTACGATGAATTGATAAAAACAGAGCTTGCTTGATGATTCAGGTATGAATACAAGTTCGAGTCCTGTCACCGCTATCCTGAAATAAGGGGGGGGGGAAATGGAAACGGTAATACCGAAAGTTGAAGTTAAAAAAAAGGGCAAAAGATGGTTTTATAGAATTGATGACTTGCCATGGAAGTCTCACGAAGAAACAGCGATTTTTGTGAATATATTACCCCACTCTCTCTATACATGCTTCAGGGGCAAAACAATAGAAGAAAAAAAAATTTGGATAAGTGAAAAAGTTTGGCTTATCCGGAACAACCAAAGGGGCAGAACAATTATTTTCAAAAGAGACGGTATCTGGTTGACAGGGGAAATGGTTGTAGCAAAAACAGGGCTTAGTATTGGTGTAGCGATTAAAAAATGTTGGGGGTGGGTTGGGGAAGAAATAACTTATGAAGAACTCATGTCCTCTATTCCTGTTTCAGTGTTGAGGGCGAACGATAAAAGAATAGCGAACAGCCATAATAAAGGCAATGCCGCTTGGAAGAAGTTGACTAGGAAGGCAAGCCATTGCGCTTTTGAGCCTGGAATATTAGAAAGAAAATATTTAAACCCTCAACATTTCACAACATCTGGAGAACCTGGACCAATAAAACTGCCAACAGAACATTATCATGGGAGGACATATTGAGTCTTTCGCCTGTTCAGAGAACAATCAGGGCGCTTAGTGATCAGGGGATGGTTTGCGGGATAGTCGAGAAGTTTAACCCGCATGTGGGGCCACACGGGATAAGGCAGGATCTTTTCGGCTGCCTGGATATCATAGCTCTTGATCCTAAAAGGGGTGTGCTTGGAATACAGGCATGTGGGCAGTCATTCTCAGCTCACAAAGATAAATTATTGGGTGAGCGATATCAGGAAGTAACGGAATGGCTTTCCACTCCCGGCACATTGTTGGAACTATGGGGGTGGCGAAAAGTAAAATTGAAACGTGGCGGAAAGGCGATGAGGTGGAAGCCGCGTTTGGGGAGAATAACTTTAATCGAGGGTGAATTGAGTTTCTTAGAGATCAAGTCTTAATAGAAAGGGGGAGGAAATGTTAGACGAAACATTGATAAAAACTGTTTTGGACAGATGCATAAAGCGACCAAAGCTTTACAATCATATCTGCTACGGGGGAAGCACCAATTGCATTCTTGACGTTTGGACTGATTCTGAGCGTCATAAATGTCACTGGCATAGACGCGGCCAGAAAAACTGGCTGACTCCGAAATGCAAATCTTGCGATGGGGTGTCAAGAAGTAGTGAAAAGACGAACAACGCCTATGAAGAAAATTTTAACAGAAACATTGCTTATTTTGCCAACGAGTTAATTACTGAGCTTAGTAAAAACCCATGTAACTACCAGCCAAAACAGACTGGTTTTGCAGAAAAACGTTATGGTTTATGGGCTGAAACTCCTGTGAATTAGCGGAAGTACTTAATTATGCATGAAAACTGTTCAGGGTGTAAATTCAGAGAAACCTTTTGGAACAAAGAAGGTGTAGAGATCAACTTTTGCATGTGTGAGCCATACGAGGAAGATGAACAGTTTGGAGTTAGTACGTGGCTCGATGTTTCAGAATTTATATCCGATTCTTGTATATGGTTCAAAAAACCACCGGACCAACCTTAAACAGGAGGCGAATATGTACAGAAAGCCTGAGACTTAGCTTTTGGAACTAATTAGATTACGGAATGATAGATAGACGGACTCCCCGGCAAATCTTGATGGCTCTACCCTATTGCCGGGGAGTATTTAAAAAGGGGGTGTCCATTATGATCAAGCAGACCGTCAGAGCTGTTTTAAGCCGAATAACAATAGCAAAACGAGACGAGTTAGAATGGGTGGCAACTTATATACTTTCTGAATTGGAGGTTTTTTGCGACTCGTATGAATCGCTATTAAGCAACTGGTGTAAAATATCACATCAATGCGATAAAATGGAAGAGGCCAATAGAAAATTGGTTAAGACATTAATGTTGCAGCGTGAGGAAATAATAAAGTTAAAACGCGAGCTGGAGCTTTGCGCCAAACTTCCTGTTGAAGTTGAACGAAGCAAACAAATAGACTTTGAAGTAATAAAAAGTTCAAGCAGGGCCAGACGCGAAATACCGTTTTCCTTAGAGGGTTAAGTTATGTCAAAAATAGGCCTGGAAATAGAGGCGGAGCCAAGTGAAATTCACAGGGAAGAGCCTTGCCCACAATGCGGATATATAACCGCCTTAATCTTGGTTGAAGGTGTTAACATATATCATAATGGTCGCCTGATCGAGAACCTTCAGGATCTTGAGAAGATAATTTTAAAAGAATATCAAGAAGAGTTGGCGGCCTCTGTAAAAAAAGATGAAGAGGATGCTATAAGAGAAAGAAGAGAGTTTGAAGCGGAATGGCAAAAAAACAGAAGCATGTAATAATAGTCCGGGACGATCAAACAAAAGCCCGTGCCGTTTCCATAATAAACAACCTTATTCTCGAACCACCTAACGAGGTTGTCATTAGGCCGTACAGGGAGGTTTTATCTGATCAACAACGTTCAAAAAAAATGAATAAATCTTTGCATAAATGGTTAACTCTTCTTGCTGAAGAGTTGAATGGTGCTGGCTTTACACAAAGAGAGCTTATAGGGAAATTTAAAAAAGGGTTCGAGTTGCCGGTAACGGCTGAGATGTTAAAAGATATTTTTCGCGAAGTTGGTAAAGCAATGTATCATAAAGAAAGCACTGCAGACTTGAGCAACATTGAAATGATCGAAGTGCATAGAGTTGTTGAGCAAAGATTTTCTGAAATTACAGGTGTGTTTGTACCTTGGCCTTGCGATAAACCGCCACCATATTAGGTGTTAACAAATGGCAACAACTATTGATCAAGACAATATAATAGAAACTCACGTGCAAGAATTGAAGCCTGTTTTCGGCTGCATAATAGCGGGGATAAACATAGCAGCAGAAAGTTTGAACGAGTCACCTGAACTTATTTTAAAACTAGTTAAGCGGCATTTTCAGAATAAAGCCATAAAATAAGTAAATAACATGAAACTTCTTTTTTGTGAGAAATGTTGGGATATATTTAAGCTAGATATTGATAAAGAACGATCATGCAAATGTGGGTATGTAACCGGAAAATATATCAACGATTATGAAGCTATAACAAACGGCAAAGGAATTAGTATTGCTATAGGTAATGGTTCATTGATTAATGCTATACGAGATTACAAAAAAATTGAGAAACTCATTCCTAAGTTTTGCGAAGTGAATATCACAGGAAGAAAAATATTTATCGACAAAGCAAGAATATCGCATGCATGGGTAAGGCCAAATGAAGGTCCGGGCAACCCGCATACAAAAGTAATAAATGAGTAAAAAAAGACCGTTTAATAGAGAGGAAAAAGCATACATTGAAGCCGCTTCTCAATTTGGTTGCGCTGCTTGTGGTGCTAAGCCCACAGAATGGCATCATCTGCCGATGGCAAGAATTGAAAACGCTCATGCTTGCGGTTTTCCTCTTTGTTTTGAGCATCATCAGGGTAAAGAGTTTATGGGGCAGTCAATACACTATGACAAG